GTTTGATATTCCTCGGTATGCGGCTGAAGCGGACTGTAATCGCTAGTAGTACGCGCGATGTTGAACATGAATATCTCCGGTAGAGTTTTGGAAAATGGAAAAGCCCCAGAGGAATCTGGGGCTTTTCACATTTAGAAAATTACGCTTTCACCAACGGATCGGCGATGTCCCAGCCCGTCACTTTGCGCATACCTTCCGCGATCTCCACCTTCTCGGCGTACGTCAGCGCACCCACTTCGGCGGCGAACTCGCCCAGCTTCTGGCCGGGCAGGAACTCGAAGTATTCGCGGCAGGCGGCGATGAAGGACTTCTGTGCCATTGTCTTGCTTCCTATAGTTGTGTCACCGGCAGAATTGCCGAACAAGTGCACTCCGAAGAATGCACTTGGGCAGAACTCTGTTGCGGATGGATCAGCCGTTCGCCGCCAGATTGAGCTTCTGGACGTACTGGTTGTCCTTCGGCTCGATGGCCTCCTGCTCGCCGTTCACGCGGCGGATCTGGATCGCCAGCCCCGTGCGTTCGTCGAGGCAGATGATCTTGCTCTCGCCCGGTTCCAGCACTTTGCCCACGGCCACCACCTGTTCCAGCAAGTCGTTGCGAGCCGACTGGAAGGCGGCGAAGTCGCGGTTGCGGCTGTTGGTCGGCAGGTGTTCCTGCGTGTCCAGCGGGATGCCCGTGGGCAGCGAGACGAAGCGACGTTCGCCCGTGTCCTCTTCCACCACATCGGACAGGTAGCCGATGTTGAGCCACAGCTGGGCCTTGGGACGGTCGTCCTGCTGACCCGGAACGTTGCCGGAACGTGCACCGAACGTCTTCTGGAAGTCGATGACGCCACCGCCGTTACCACCATTCTGGATTGCCATTGTTTTTCTCCGAGGTAATTGATTTGATTGAGTATATCGAGGTGTACTAGCACGCCACTGACGTTTAGCTACATCGGTGACGCACCACAAAACGACACGAAAAGCTATTCGAGCAGCAGGATGCATATGACCTCCGAATGGAAGATCAGCATACACCCATACTACAGTTGACGCACTACAAATCGTGCTGAGCTAGTCGATGCACATGCTGCCATCACCAAACTCTTTGATGCAGTCTTGACGCATGTCGTACAACACCGAACCGATGATCACGAGGAAGATCACGATAGCCACCCACTTGATGATAGGCAGCACGTTACCTTCCTTGGTTCCATGCACGTACGGTTTGGTATGACGACGATGAGATGAGGACATCCCACGCCACGTTGACTCGGAGTTGCGAAGTTCCTTACGCGATTGTGGACACATGGGATGATCCTCGATTGAATGCACGAATTACACGCGCTTGTAGATGGTATTCATGGTTTCGAATGTGTTTTCATCCAAAACTTTTTGAACGCGAGATGTTGTCACATCTTGTCCATTCAATTCTTGATTTGGATGATTACTAATACCACCAATTTCTGCTCGTTGTCCTACTTTCGGACGCTCAGCACCATAAGTGGTGAAGTTAACAATGGGTTTGTTAGGCATATGATCCTCTCAAAGTTATGTTGATATTTTCCCGGATATAGCGCCGGGATCGCTTCACCTTTGCACGGGTGATTATTCGATTGGTTCAGGTTTTGGGATTGGCTGACCTGTGGATGTGTACTGCTGCCAGCCGTCCCATGAGAGCTTCTCCCAGCCTGCCCAGCGTCGATAGATGTGCATGGTGAGGTTGACTAGCACCCCACCTAGCAGGAGGCCTGCACGGCCTTCTGCATCGCCTCCGAACATGCCTTGTAATACGGCATGGACAGCGATGTCTGCGAATAGGCCCATGCCGACAATCTTACGTTTGGTGGATGTGCTGAGCCATGAGCTGAAGAACAGGATAGAAATCCACATGGCAACTGCCATTGAAACTGCGTTACCCATGAAGATGACCTCCTATTTAAGTTGAGAAGTAGAGATAAGTTGAAAGGTATTCAGCCTATCTTTGAAGTAACACCAGCTACCCCGAAGGGTAGCTAGTATTTAGGTGAACTCACAGGCAAGCCTGGAGTTCGTTGAAGGCGTTCTCGAACATGGTGTTGTGATCAGCGGATTTCGCCATGTATTCCTTACTCTTGAGTCGGGAATCAGCGAGTTCAATGGCTTTATCCTGATGGACGGTAGCCTTGAAGATGAGCATGTCCATGTTGGAACGGATGTGTTGTCTGGTACTGGCATCGTCGATGAGTCGAGTGACCATGCCGATGGTCTTGTTAGTGGTGCTGATGACATTGGTAGCAGTATCGGCAGCAGCAGAGACAGTGCCTTTGATCGCCTGACCTACGGTGTGGCGAGGAGAAGAGAGTTGAGCATTCATGAGAGACCCCAAGGTATATTAGAAGTAGGATCACATGATCCATAAGCCGCGTAGCGGCGAGAGTAAGGTGGGGTGGGTAGTGAGAGTGAGATAAGTGTTGACCGGGGGGGTGGTTTGTGTGATGGGTGTAGCCCCGGTGTAGAAGGTGCTAGCGGGAGTAACTATGAACTTTTTTGGTATGCGCCATATTTGGATTTCGATTCTGTTCTTACGAGATAAGTTTGAAGTCTTCATGAGGAAGGGTCGAAAAAAATATATGAAAAATAGTTGACATAAGAAAAAATTTGAGTAAGATGACTCTCGTGCTTCAGATGAAGCACATTCACTCCCCAATATAGAGAGACCAAATCATGTTTACCCCAGTCTTCGAAAATGACGAGCAGCTGTCCAAGAACACCACCACGAACAAGCCTGCGAAACGTGGTAAGAGCATCCTGTTCACCGAGCTGCAAGAGATGGATCCGAGCGATGTGTGGTATCAGGTGGATGAGACTGCTCATCCGGATGCGAAGAAATTCCGTACTCATGTCTATCGTGCGAGTAAGGATGGTGCGGGTACGTTCAAGATTCGCACGACCAATGAAGGTCTCTTCATCAAGAAGACGGCAAGGGATTACACGCCGACTCCTCGCAAGCCTGCGAAGAAACAGGATGCTGCTGGTGCGACTCCGGAAGCTCCACAAGCTGCTGAATAAGCGATTTCGTGATAAAGAAAAAGCCCCTCGAAAGAGGGGCTTTTTTGTTGGATCAAGATGGGGAGGTTGCGCCGATAGTCTGGCTACCATCTCTCCAACTGCGGGCGTTATATACCGCCACCATGACATCCCTAGAACCCGCTGGGCGGCGCTTTGAATAATGACTTCAAGCAACGACGAACAACTGCATAAAGCCTCTCGGCTGGATGCGGAGCCATCATTGTTCCTTTGGTTCCAGCTGTCAAGATTCTTGAGAAGCCCATTGTTTTTCCCCTGTTTTTCCGTAGGAAAAAGAGAATACCTTCGGCGCTCCACCAGTTTTACTGGAAGAGGGATTGCAAATTGGCGAGAGGAAGACTAAATTCTATCTGCCCCTGGATTTGGGGCTACCTTACCACCGACCAACGAGGAGCGCAATGTGTGATGAAAATGAAGCATCTGGCTTAACTCTTGCACAAGCAGGACAAGCATATAAATTGGCATCGATTGAAAAACGTAAGTTAGAAAAGGAACAAGAAACATTAAAATTGCGACTTGCTCAAGTTGAAGAATTGTTGCGAGCAGCAAGTGTGAGAGTTACCCAAGCAGCTTCAACACTTCAATTTACTGCTTTACGTGCTTCATCCCTACAAGATAAATAGGAAGAAAACCATGAATACTGATCAGACCGTGCCACAAAACCCCATGCAACCAGCGATACAGGGTTATCGTAAATTCGATCAAGATACGAGTGCCTTCATTAACAGCGTAAAAGAGATGGGTAAAGAAGTCGAAGCTAAATTAGACAAATGCATTGAACTTGGTGGAGATCCTCGTTATGTTGCACTGGCTCGGACAAATTTTCAGCAAGCAGCTATGTGGTTGATTCGTGCTGCCGCAAAGCCTGAAGGATTTTTCTAACACACGAAGTTTAGCCCCAAATTGAACTATCACTCAATCAAGGATATTTACTATGGATATTGTTTCCTACTCGTCGAAAAAGATTACCAATTTCTTTATTGTTAATTTGGCTGCATATGAAGTAGAAGGTCTTCTTTCTAATCATGAAAATCTTTCTGCTGCTGCTCGTGCTGGTGCATTTGCTCCAGCGAATCCAAGTGCTACTGATCCAGTCACAGTTGAAATCAATCCGGATGGTAGTGCTGTCGTTATCATTCTAGTGATTCGTAATACTATTGATGACATTGCAAGTCACATTAGTAGTTGATTTTTAAATAGGAGAAGATCATGGCATTGGATAGACCGAGCTTTCGCTATGTAGGGACTAAGTACCTACGTGCATGGCAAATGACCCGAGGTGAATACAACATATATCGGGATTGGGCCATTCCTGAGAATGAGAATCCTGATGACCCAGGGTATCTTGTAGAGTATGAGAAGGGTGGGGATCCAAATCACCCGGATCACAAAGGTTATATCTCCTGGTCCCCCAAAGATGTGTTTGAAGAGACCTACACCCCAACTGCTGAGTGATAGCGAGTCGGCCACCACGTAGGCTCAAGAGAATGCCGGGAGCGCAGCGACCGGCACTTCTCGCAGAGGCGGAGTGGTGAGACGACGAGCATGGGTATTGGTTCCCCCAATATAAATTTGAGATCATCATGAAAATCAAGCAATGGTACCCTGCACAAAACCAAGAATGCTCGCTCGGAAGAAATCGATGGTGCGTGGCTCGATTACTTGAACTTTCACGCAAGCTACCTGTAATGACAGTTCCAATTGACCATCTGAATGTGTACTACACCTACTCGAATTTAACCCTTCGAGAAATGGTGATGCATATGAAAGCTGTAAACAATGCTGATCTTCGTTATCCAATCATTCTTGATGAAGATGGTGAGTTGATGGATGGTAGACATCGAATTATGAAAGCCATACTACTTGGAAAAAAGACGATTAAAGCAGTTCGCTTTGAAGAAAATCCAAGTCCTGATAGGATTGTAGAGAAGGAATAAGAAATGACTCTCACCGTAGATCAAGTTGAAAAAGCGCTTCCCGCGAATCTGAAGAATGCAGCGACACAAACGCTGACAGATCAGATCAACAACATCGTGAGCGATCCTCTGATAGCGGAACAGGTAAGGAGCAACTTCATCTCCTATACCAGTGTTCTGAAGGAAGGAAAATTCAAGACGGAGGATTACCTCCATGCTGTGACCTACGTGAGCTTCAAGCTCATGGGCATGACAAATCAGGATGCGTATTTCAAGACGTTTCCTACGCGGCATGCTGCACTAGTTGCGAAGGGTACGACGAGTAAAGACATTGCAGCTTATGTATCTGCTTACAATCGTGGAAAGCTCGTCAATCTCATTTTGGAACAAACCCTAGTTCCTACTTGGGTATTAAACCAAGACCTCTATCAGCGCGCGATCAATACGCAGGCTGATTTGATGATGAATGCTCAGAGTGAAATGGTTCGCACAACTGCTGCAAATAGTATTCTGACGCATCTCCAGAAACCAAAGGAAGCTGGTCCACTAATCAATCTGGATATGCGTGAAACTTCAGGCATGAACGAATTGAAAGAAATGCTGACAATGCTTGCAAAGCGTCAGCAGCAGGCTATTGGTGAGGGAAATCTGACGACGCAACAAATTGCAGATCAGAAACTCATTGAGGGAGAATCCAGTCGTGTCGTCTAAGCCTCTTATCAAACAAGAACTTGATATGTGGTTGGATCAAGTCGATTACACGGAGTTAAATTCGGCGGCATATTTGCCAACCGAATTCTCTCTGACCTTTATGAACTTCATCAAATTAGTGAATGGTACTGCGGGAGAGTCGAATAAGACTCCTGCGGTACATTTAAAGATGTTGGATAAGGTGATTTCTCCCAGTCCATATGTCGCTAATCTCTGTTTTCGTGGTGCAGCAAAAACGACCCTCTTCATGGAGTATTTCAGTCTCTTTCTTGGGGTGTTTCATTTCATTCCAAACTTCGGCCCAGTTGATGGCATGATCTATGTAAGTGACTCCATGGATAACGGTGTAAAATCTGCACGAAAAAACATTGAATTTCGATATAACAATTCTGAGTTTGCTCAGGAATGGATTCCGCATGCGAAGTTCACAGACAACTACATTGAATTCACTAATCGAAATGGTGAAATGCTCGGTATCAAGATGTTTGGTGCAAAAACTGGACTTCGTGGTACCAAGATTTTTGGTAAGCGACCTGTCATTGCAGTTCTTGATGATCTTGTAAGCGATGAAGATGCGAATTCTCGTGTCGCAATGATGACGATTAAGGACACGGTGTATAAGGGTGTAAATCATGCACTCGATCCGACACGTCGAAAGATTATTTTTAATGGCACACCATTCAACAAGGAAGACATCTTGATCGAAGCTGTTGAGTCTGGGGCTTGGGATGTCAACGTATGGCCGGTTTGTGAGAAGTACCCATGCACTCGTGAAGAGTTCAATGGTGCTTGGCCTGATCGTTTCAGTTACGACTACATCAAAGACCAATATGCACTTGCTGAAAAGACTGGCAAGTTGTCTAGCTTCTACCAAGAACTCATGCTGCGTATTTCGAGTGAGGAAGAACGGCTTGTTCAAGAGTCGGAAATTCGCTGGTATAGTCGTCAACAGCTTCTCGACCGAAAGGGTGCCTTCAATTTTTACATCACGACCGACTTCGCCACCTCGAAAAAGGAAACGGCAGACTTCTCAGTTATCTCAGTTTGGGCGTACAATGCCAATGGAGACTGGTTCTGGGTCGATGGCATCTGCCAGCGTCAAACCATGGATCTCACGATCAATGACCTGTTCAAACTGGTGCAGGAATACGCCCCCCAGCAGGTTGGCATCGAAATCACCGGGCAGCAGGGCGCTTTCATTCAATGGCTCCAAAGCGAGATGACGAACCGTAACATCTGGTTCAATTTTGCCTCATCGGAGAAGAGCGGAAACCCTGGCATTCGTCCCGTCGTTGATAAGCTCGCACGGTTCAATCTTGTTGTTCCTTGGTTCAAGGCAGGGAAAATGTATTTCCCTAGCGAGTTGAAACAGAGCACCGTGCTCGGACACTTTCTTCAGCAGATCCGTCTGGCGACCACTAGTGGGTTGAAAGGTAAAGATGACTGTATCGATACAATTTCGATGCTTGGTTATCTTCGGCCATGGAAGCCTTCTGATGCAATTCCAACAACGCCCGAAGAAATTGACATTTGGGAAGAAGAACATAGGCGTGATACTCATTCTCCTCTTTCTTCATACATAGTGTGAGACAAAAATGAATCTCAGCGAACTTTATAGAAATTTGGCTTTGGGTGAACTTAGCAATCTCTCACTTGCTAGTGGAGAAACCATCATTCAAACCAAAAGACCACAAATTACTCTTTTTGCAAATGAAGGACTTCTCGATCTACATACTCGTTTTGTTTTACGAGAAAAAGATTTACTGATTGAAATGCAAGAAGCTATTACGAATTACCATCTCACAAAAAAATATGCATACTCTCATTACAAAGAAGAAGAAAATCCTGACCCTTGTTGTTTACCTTACATCATTGACTCGAATAAAGAGCCGTTTCAAGAAGATGTAATCAAAATCATGAGCGTTCGTAACAGTTGTGGCGTCTCTTTACCAATCAATGATCAAGAGAGTCCAAGCTCTGTTTTTACGCCGCAAAATAATGTATTGCAAGTTCCTCATCCAATTCCTGGTCAAGCATTGAGCCTTGAATATCAAGCAAAACATCCAATTCTTTTCCATTCTGAAGTTGAAGTTGAAATTGAATTGCCTGAAATTTTGCATTCTGCTTTGCGCTATTACATTGCTGCAAAAATTTATATGCACATGAACACTCAAGAAAACACAATGAAAGGGCAAGAACATATGCTCACATATGAAAATGCTTGCCAAAACGTAATTGATAACGATCTTGCAAATTCAAGTTACTCTTTCACTAACACTCGTTTTCACAAAAAAGGATGGATCTAATGCGTACTCCACTCGACCCCTATGCTGGTTGTGATCCAATTGTTGATAAAATGATTGGTAGCTCTTATAAAATCGTTCACGAAGTACAACAAAATTTGAAAGAAATCCGTTATGTTGCTGCCCATATGGAAGACATCCATTCGGTAGCAGTTGGCACTGTTAGAAGTCAAGTTTTGCTTACCGCTTTTGTTCTCGGGGACATCACAGAAATTGATCTTCCTGAAGACCTTGCCATCGAACACATTCAATCTGTTTCGGTCATTATCATTAGAATCGTTGGTGGCGAGAAAATTTTTTCTCCCGCTGAAGATAGTTTTAAATGGAAAATTGAAAATGGAAAAGTAGTTGTTACTTTAGCTGATCCTGTTCCATTTGATCCAGCGAGTAGCACTATCAAATGTCTTATCACTTATCAAGTCGTAGGTCCGTAAGGAGAATTTTGATGACCGGGTACACTCCATTTTCTGAATTCGAAAAAAATCCATTTCTTGAAAAATCGAGTCGGATTCCATGTAAAGAAGCTACTCCTACGGTAGACCCATTTTCTCCACTTGATTTCAACTTTGGATTGATGGGGCAAGTTTCTGGCTGGCTTCGTCCAGAAGATGGAGATTTTAGTCCTGTTCAAATCTCATCTTACAACACAGTTACTGTGCCATCTGGTAAGGGATACATTATTGATCCAGTTGTCGGAATTAAAGAAGTCACCTGGGAAAGTGCTTCTTTGGTTCTGACTGGTATTAGTGCTTCTTGGATCACTACAATTGCTGTGAGTGCTTCAGGCCAAGTAGTGCAATTGGATGGTTATATCAATTCCAATTGGGCGCGTACCCATATCATTCTTGGGACTGTTACGCATATCTCTGATTTCATTGATGCAGTTCAAATGACTCCTTCTATCTGGGGAGCCATTCCTTATGCTGCGTATGATCTCATGATGGCGAATCGAAATTTAGTGTTCAATGGAGGCGAAGTCACTCCAAATAGACTCAATAAGCTAAGTTTGAACATTGCAGCCAGAAATATGTTTTTTTATGGCGCAAGCATGAATAACATTTCAAATCCAAATCTGGTTTCGCAAAGTCAGCAAGTTAGGATTATGTTTCATTTGGTTACTGGAAATTCGGATGTCGGTGATTTAACTCCAAACATCCCAGTCTCCCAATTTAATCCAGGTGGAGCTAATCTTATTCAAGATGTTCCTGGAACTGGAAATGCTGCAACTGCTTTTCGCCTTTACCAATTCGCAGATCGCTATGTGCTTCTGTATGGGCAGAACGTCTATACATCGTTGCAACAATGCGTTTCTTCAGTTTTTAATGAAGAAGTGTATTATCCTCAGAAAATGAAACTTGGGAAACTTCTTGCGATTATTTGCGTTCGTTCTGGAGCTACTGATCTTAATAATCCAGCAGATGCTGTGATCATTACCCAAAATGGAGGTGGATCAACCAATTCAACTACTAGCAATAATGCGAGTGTAACTCCACGAATTTGGAGTTGGGTAGGTGATGGTGAATCCACTGATTTCTCTCTCCCTGGTGCTGATGTTGCTGATCCTCTTTTTTACGATAGTGCAGCAGAAACTAATTCTGTTCCTGGTGAATATAATGTCTTGAAACCTGGAATTGATTTTTTGATTGTGATGGGGGATACCCCTGCTGACACTCAAATTCGTTTTCAATCTGCACCAGAAGAAGGAGTAAAAGGATTTACAATTCTTCGTGGATATGCCCTACCATCCATTGGCAATCCTCCAGTTACATCTTTGAGAATACCAATTGTCAGTGTCACTGACTTTGCTTACTTAGTCACAAAAAATGCTGAATTTGCTCTTATTCGTACTCTTGCTGATGACACAACGACTATAACAATTCGTAGTAATGATAACGACGATCTTGACATGCAAGATGGTAGTTACTTTTCTGTTTGTCAAAGAGGGGAAGGACAAGCACAAATTGTTGTTGATGTTGGTTCAACTTTAATTGTTCCTATTGGGTATCTTCCATACACGCGTGCTAAAGGTTCCACAATTTCTGCAACTTGCGAGTATGCAGACGGCAATATATGGGTGGTTAGTGGTGATTTGGCTGAGGAGCCTTGATATGGCAAATGCACTTCTTCTATTTACTCTTCCTAAAAAAAGTCCATTTATTGGTGATCCTGATTTAACAATTACAGGCACGCTTACAGATTACATTCCCTCCGCTTCTTATGAATCCCGCTTACAAATCAATAACAGTATTGGGCAATGTACTGTTAAATTGATTTCAGGAAATCTTCCCATTGGAGCTACTATCAGTGTAGATAATGACTCGCATGAAGTAGTTGTTAAATGGCCTAGTTATCAAGAAATAGCTGCTCCAATAACTAATGCACAAGCAGAAAATAATAAGAATGGATGGTCTTTTTCTGCAGGATGGGGAATCTCAAGTTCCAATCCTATTTCAGGTTCAAATAGTTTTTCTTTTGCCAATTTGAAAGGATTCAGTTATCTCATTAGTAATGCAAAATATCTTGTATCTCCAGGAACTCCAATTCATGCTTCTTGCCAAGTTAGACAAGGTGCTTCTAGTTCTGGAAGCGCAGGTGCAGCATGCATTTTAAAATTCTTTAAAGAAGATGGACTTGATGCTTTAATTGTTGAGGGGAATCTTGTAGATTCTGCAAATAACAATGCCGTATTCCAGTCTGACGTTTATGGAGAATCTCCCGAAGATGCTGCTTATGTTTCTATTGGTGCAAAAGGATTCCGGAAATCTCAAAATAAAACTGTATGGGTTGACGATTTTATTTGGGACCATGTTGTACCATCTGTTGGTACCAATACTGTTGATTCTTATTGCATTGACATTCGAGTTAAAGATGCAGCTAACCGAACTGCAATTTGGAGTGGTTGTATTGTTGGTGTTGAACCACCAACTCTTCCAAAATATGTAATTGCTGGTGCAAATTCTAGTATTACTTCTGGTCTCAGCATTAGTGAAGATGGTTTTAGTTTTGGAACACCATTCACGCCAACAAATTATTTTAGTTTTCCTGTTCAAGTTTACTCTTCTATTGCAAATAGTCTTTGTGGCATAACTGGAAGTCTTTCAAGAACTTCCGTTGATAACGGACAAAATTTTACTCTCCAACCTTCCTTTGATTACAACTTTACACCAAGTGGTGGTGCCAGCTCTAATGGATTACTTTTAATTCCACTTTCTTCGAATGTTGGTATTGCAAGAAGTACAGATAATGGAGAAACATGGACTCTCGTCGCTAATGACAAAACTTCCAGTGTTATTGTTATTTCTGAAAATTTAATTGTTTCTCTTGGGTCTCCAAACAAACCGATGTATTCTCTCGATTCTGGGGTTACTTGGAGTGCTTTAGGAAACCGTTTGGATGTATATCATCCTTTATCTTTTAATACTGGCATTGGTGATTGTGGGTGTGCTCACTTGGATGTTGTTTATTTTGGTGGAAGCATTTGGGGTGGTGATTATGGAGTTTCCGCTTTCATTCCAGGAGTTATATCCACAACCGATGGTATAAATTTTACTGCAACTAAAGTCTCTACTATAGCTGCTCATGGAGAAGTTTCTAGAATAGCTGTAACTGATCTTCTTTCTGTTCTTGTAACGCAAAATGGGTATATCTATTACAAAGATGACACTGAGTGGATTCTTTCTTCGCATTCTCCAATTGGTACTCCAGACATCCTTAAAACAAATGGAAATACCTTTATACTTGGTGGTGGTTCTTTTGGATCTAAAAAACTTTTCATTTCAACTAATGGGAATGATTGGACTGAGATATCTAATCCATTTAATGAAAATCTCACTTCATTAGTTCTTATGGCATAAGGATTTCATAATGAATACCGCAAACGTTGCTATTAAATTAGGTGCTCCACCTGAAGTTGCTGATGCTCTAGCAAAATGTTGTACTCACTACGGTATATCTTCTTTGTTAGAAAAAGGACACTTTCTAGGCCAAATGGCGCAAGAGTCGCAGAACTACACGAAAGTTGTAGAAAATATGAGATATTCTGCAAAACGTATGGCTGAAGTCTGGCCTGGGCGTTACGCCACAGAGGTCACCAAACGCCTTCCAACGAAGCAAAGGATGCCCAACCCCAAAGCTATTGCTTTGGCGCAGACAGGCGAACAGGCTATCGCTAATGACGTATACGGCGGTAGGATGGGCAACATCAAGCCAGGAGATGGTTGGAATTTTCGTGGGCAGGGTTTCAAGATGATCACGGGGCGTGATAACGTTACGGCCTACAGTTATGCCACCTACGGTGATGACCGAGTAGTCAAAGATCCAAGCATGCTTCAGCGCCTTCCAGATTCTGTTTTCAGCGGAGGTTGGTATTGGAAAAAGAACAAAATCGGTCCATATGCCAATAAAAATGATGGTCTTGCGGTAGGTCGATTGATCAATATAGGTACTCTTGATACCAATCTAATTCCAATAGGAAACTCACAACGGTTAGCTAAGACGGAACTTGCCATCAAATTCTTCCAAGAGTTCAATCGGTAATCACACTTTGAGGGGATACATGCGTGATTGACTCTTTAAATTCAATAAAAAGCATTGGTAGTCTTTTTATTGCAATGCTCGCTATACCAACAGTTACTCCGCCCGAATTAACCATAACTGCTGGTTATATTGGAGTACCAATAAATGTTTTAGTGGCTTGTGCAGCAGGAGCTTACGCTTCTTTTAGTACAGGAGATCCCGTTAAACCTCGCAAAAAAATGTTTAATCTATGGTTTGCTTGTTTGATCATGGGAGCATTGATTACCGGTTTTACAGAATTTCTTTTGAATCATTTTGCAGATATGCATTTACCTAATGCTGCTTTAGCCGGAATGGGAGGTTTCATCTCTTGGTCTACGAAATTTTGGCTTCCATGGTTAGCAGAAGTCCTACGCTCTGGTTCTTGGATAAAGTTTATTCCTTTTTTAAACACTAAAAAAAGTGGAGATTAAAATGCCCATTTTCTTGCTAATAGTTAGTAGTGTTTGTTTAGCTTTGATCTCAATCACAATGTTAGCGCGTGCTAATGATCTTCGATGGAAAGAAGGATTAGCTTGGAACGCAAGACTGATTGGATTTGTGTTTACTGGTTTTTCCCCATTTGGGATTATTGCCAGAGAATTGATAACAGGAAATTGGCCTGATCTATATGACTGCTTTTTTAGATGTGGGTTAGCCTTAGTTTTTCTTACTACTCCTTATCTTCCACCTTGGTGGAAATGGATTAGTGGCACAGCTCCTGAGCAACATCCATATAGACGAAAAACTGATTGAAAGAAGTTTGTTTTTTACTTTCGGAGATGAAAATGTTCAAGATTATGAATTCAATTTGGAAATTTCTAGTTTCTGTTTTTACATTTCTTATTGATGGTGGTCATGATTTCTTGGAATGGATGAAGAAACCAGGCTCAAAACTCAAATTTGTATGCGGAGTTTTTATTGTGCTGTTTGTATCAGCAGGGCTTATCGCATTCGTAAAAGAACAAGAAATAAAACGTCTAAACGATCGCATCATTTCAAATGATCGTGAATATAAAATCACAATCGCAAAACGTGATAAAAACATTAGTGAGAAAGATGCTGCTCTTGCTGATGTCGCCAAAAGACTTAAAGAAGAGCAAGATAAACTAAATTCTCTCAGGCACGTTGCTGCTATTGAAATTGGCGTTTTACAAACCCAGCTTGAAAAACAACAAATAGACGAGCAAACTTGGAAGGAACGTTATAACAAACGTCCAACGGAATGTCGCGCTGCACTAGAACTTCTCGACAGTGCTTGTCCTGCAATGGGAGATTACTAATGCGTAGCACTATTCTTGCTTCTTTGGTTCTTCTCACTGGTTGTGTAGGCAATCAGGTGAAAACGCCTGCACCGACCCCACCCCCAAAAGTTATCTCCGTGCCATATCGGATTTATGTCGAAATCCCAGATGATTTCCTTGTCAAATGCGATTGGCGTATAACTGCACCACCTTCGCTTGCATTAGAAGTTGGGCGTGAACGCAAGAAGTGCCTGAAACAATACGAAGCTCAATTCAACAGCATTCGCAACATTCGTGGTACACCTGTCGAGGAGGTTAAGAGTGGAAAGTAATCTCCTTACATATTCTCCTGATCAACCATCTCGGTTAACTGATTGGATGAATGAACCAACGATCCAAACCCTCAAAGGAGATCTTGAAGCAGCGAAACCACATCACGATGCACAGATGGCACGCATCAAGAAGTGGAATGAACTGCTCGAAGTGAAGGGTGCTGCAAAGCCCCCGTCTGTAAGAGGGCGTTCCAGCGTTCAACCCAAGCTAATCCGTCGTCAGGCGGAATGGCGTTATTCTGCATTGAGTGAACCTTTCCTTGGTTCGGAAAAACTTTTTCAAGTAAAACCAGTTACGTTCGAGGACGATGCTGCTGCAAAGCAAAACGAACTCGTTTTGAATTGGCAATTTAAAACCAAGTTGAACAAAGTGAAACTCATCGACGATTACGTTCGCTCGAACGTTGATGAAGGTACTTGCGTTGTTCGCTTGGGCTGGAAGCGTGTTACCAAGATGATCAAAGAGATGGTGCCTGTTTGGCAGCATTTCGAAATTATGGATGAAGCTGGTCTTCAACAGTTTCAACAATTTCTTGAACTTAAAGTTTCCAATCCGCGTGAGTTCGATCAGAAAGCTGATCCTGCAATCAAGGCAGCCATCGAACTTTACGAAGAAAGTGGTGAAATAACCATCGCAATTCAAACTGGTGAACAGGAAGTCGATGTCGAAAAGATCATCGAAAATCGTCCAACTGTTGAAGTTCTCAATCATCAAAATGTTTACATTGATCCGTCTTGTGGCGGAGATATGAGCAAGGCTTTGTTCGTTGTTGTTTCTTTCGAGACGAATCTTGCCGAGCTGAAAAAAGAAGGCAAGAAGTACAAGAATTTAGAGCGTGTGAACTGGGAAGGTAATTCTCCACTTGCAGAACCAGATCACTACACAACGACTCCGCAGGAATACAATTTTAAGGACAAGATGCGGAAGAAGGTTGTTGCTTATGAGTATTGGGGCTTCTTTGATATTCACGGCAACGACGAACTTGTTCCATTCGTCGCAACTTGGATTGGCGATTGCATGATTCGAATGGAGATCAACCCATTTCCGGATGAAAAACTCCCATTCGTTGTCGTACCATACCTGCCAGTAAAGCGTGAACTTTATGGTGAGCCTGATGCTGAGATGCTGGAAGACAACCAGCGTATTCTTGGCGCTGTAACCCGAGGCATGATCGATCTCATGGGTCGATCCGCCAATGGTCAGCAAGGCATAGCAAAGGGAATGCTTGATCCTTTAAACCGTCGTCGCTATGAAAATGGACAGGATTACGAGTACAACCCAAACCAAAATCCAAACCAAGGACTCATCGAGCACAAGTTTCCCGAGATTCCACAATCTGCGATTCTGATGCTGAACCTCCAGAATCAAGAAGCCGAAGGACTCACTGGGGTCAAGGCATTCTCTGGCGGTGTTTCTGGTGATTCCTATGGCAATGTCGCCACTGGTATTCGCAATGTGCTTGATGCTGCTGCCAAACGTGAGATGGCAATTCTTCGCCGTCTTGCCAAAGGCATGGTCGAGATTGCACAAAAAATCATGGCTATGAATGCTGAGTTTCTTTCTGAGAAGGAAGTTATTCGCATTACTAATACCGAGTTTGTCACTGTAAATCGTGAAGACCTCAAGGGTAATTTTGATCTCGAAACAGACATCTCCACTGCTGAAGTTGATAATGCACAAGCACAAGATTTGGCTTTTATGGTGCAAACCATGGGGCCAAATATGGATGTTACCATTACTATGATGTTGCTTTCGGAAATTGCTCGTCTGAAGCGTATGCCATTGCTTGCTGAGCAACTACGTAAGTGGAAACCAACTCCAGACCCACTCATTGAAAAGAAAAAGGAACTCGAAGTCCTCGAACTCCAAGCGAAGATTCAGAAATTGCAGTCTGATGTCATGTTGAATAAGGCGAAAGCGATTGAAGCAAAGGCTAATACAGACAAAAAGAATCTAGAATTCGTGGAACAAGAAACAGGTACGAAGCATCTTCGTGAACTCGAACAAGCAGAAGCACAATCTCGGGGCAACCAAGACCTTCAGATTACGAAGGCTTTGACCACTCCGATCAAGGAAGGAGAACGTGGACCAGACATCGAAGGAGCTATTGGTTTCAACCAACTTAGTGATATGATGAGGGGGAGCAGTGGTAGTGCTGCTTCTCAGACACCATTTGCTTTCCCAACAACCTCAATGTAATTTCATCTAAAGGACCATTCAGCCATGTCTGACGTCTTCGATCTTGAACAGCAACTCGCCGATTCCAAACTCGCCCTCGAACGTCGGGAGATTGCACTTCGTCTCTACAAGAATCCGGACTTCAAAAAGCTCATCGTTGATGCGTTTTGCGTTACCGAATGCGCTCGGTATGCGCAGGAAAGTGCTAACCCTGCTCTTGATGACCGTGCTCGTGCGGATGCTCTTGCAATCGCTCAAGCTGCTGGGCATATCCGTCGATTTCTGTCTGTTCAGATCACTATGGGAAATCAGGCCGAACGACTATTGCCTGATCTCGAACAGGCCATCGCTGAGGCTCGTGCGGAGGAGGTCGAATAATGGGCACTGAAGTCAATGCGGCAACCAACCCACTTGGTATGTCCGATGATGACTTCCTGAAGCTCCCAGCCCCCCCATCTGCTTCGGCAGATGGTGAGGGTAGGGAAGATGCTCAGGGAGACAAACCAAACACTGATGGCGATGGTGACGATTCTGGTGCCGGTGATGGCAAGCAGGATGACGATTCAGACAGTCAAAAAGACAATGATGCTGGCGCTGGGGATGATCTTAATAGCGACGGCAAAGATTCCAAGGGTGAAGACAGTAAGGACGACAAAGAAATCTCTAGTGACAAAGCGGGAGAAAGTGGTAATCTTTCCAAAGACAAGTCACAAGGGAAAGATCCTGCCGACAAAAAGCCCGCTGATGGCAAGGCACCTGATGCAAAGGATTCGAAGGATCCCAAGCAGAAAGACAAGCCTGCCGAAGGTGATGGATCTCAGGGTGATGGAAAAGATCCTCCTGGTTCCAAGGCTGATGAAAAACAGGCAATTCCCGATTACAAAGTTCTCTATGAAAAGATTATGGCTCCACTCCGTGCAAACGGAAAGAACATTGATCTGAAGAGTCCAGAAGAAGCAATTCAGCTAATGCAGTTGGGTGCTAACTACACTCGAAAGATGCAAGCAATCGCTCCGCATCGAAAAATTCTGCTCATGCTCGAAAATAATCAATTACTCGACCAGGACAAACTGTCTTATCTGATCGACCTGGATAAGAAGAATCCTGAAGCAATCAAGAAATTGATCAAGGATGCAGGGATCGATCCACGAGAAATCGATCTTGAAGATCCTCAAGCAAAAACTTACGTTCAAGGCAATCACGGGGTATCGGAAGAAGAAGCAAACTTTCGCACACAACTGGACGAACTAAGTTCCAATCCAGAAGGTAAAGTTACTCTTCAAATGATTCAATCCCAATGGGATCAAGCCAGTAAGGAAGTGCTGTGGAAGCAACCAGAAGTGATGTCGCTGATTCATTCTCAACGCGAGAGCGGTATTTACGATCTCGTGGCTGCGGAAATTGACCGCCAGCGCACACTTGGTACACTTCCTGCAAATGTCCCATTCCTTCATGCGTATAAGGCAATCGGTGATCAATTTGCTGAAGAAGGCAAATTCGATCATCTGAATAAAGCTCCCGATCCGAAGTCACAGGAACAAAAAACTCCTGTTGTAACTCGGGTCCAGACGCCAAAGCCTGCTGTGAAGAATGGTGACAAAGCGAGTGCGGCGTCTCCCACTCGTACGAATACTCGAAAAGTTGATATTTCTGTAAACCCACTTGCTCTCGATGACGACACCTTCATGAAACAGGTCGCCGTATTTGAGGGTCGCCTTTAAGGAAACTGAACCATGTTGAACTACAACGCCCCAATCGATGGGCAGAAGTCCACCATCGACGGCGCTGGTAGCGACCAGATGAACACCTTCTTCTGGCTGAAGAAGGCGATCATCGAGTCGCGTAAAGAGCAGTATTTCATGCCGCTTGCCAGCGTCACCAACATGCCCAAGAACATGGGCAAGATGATCAAGGTATACGAGTACGTGCCGCTGTTGGACGACCGCAACATCAACGATCAAGGCATCGACGCCAATGGTGTGAGCATCGTGGGCGGCAACCTGTATGGTTCCAGCCGTGACGTTGGCACGATCACTGCGAAGCTGCCGCTGCTGACCGAGAATGGTGGTCGTGTGAACCGAGTCGGTTTCACCCGTATCAGCCGTGAAGGTTCGATCCACAAGTTCGGCTTTTTCCACGAGTGGACGCAGGAGTCGCAAGACTTCGATTCGGATGATGCTTTGAAAGATCATCTGGCGCGTGAGCTGATGAATGGTGCAGTGCAGTTGACCGAAGCCGTGCTGCAAAAGGATCTGTTGGCTGGTGCCGGTGTGATTTTGTTTGCTGGTGCTGCCACCTCGGACGACGAGATCACGGGTGAAGTGGATACCGTTCCCGATCCTGATACTCCGGCGTCGTTGGTGACGTATGCGGATCTGATGCGTCTTGATCAGATTCTCACCGACAATCGCACTCCGAAACAGACCAAGGTGATCACTGGTTCCCGCATGATCGATACCAAGGTCATCCCGGCTGGTCGCATTGCCTTCATCGGTTCCGAACTGGTCCCCTTGTTGAAAGGAATGAAAGATCTGTTCAACAACAAGGCTTTCATCGAGATTCAGCACTACTCCGATGCAGGCAATGTGCTAAATGGTGAAATCGGTTCGATTGATGCGTTCCGTTTTGTGCAGGTTCCAGAGATGCTGCATTGGGCCGGTGCTGGTGCCGAAGTGGATGCGAATCCTGGCTACCGTTCGACTATGGTTGGCGGTGAAGAGCACTACGATGTATTCCCGATCCTTGTGGTCGGTGATAACAGTTTCACCACTATCGGCTTCCAAACCGATGGCAAGACGGTGAAGTTCAACGTGCTCACCAAGATGCCAGGTCGTGAGACTGCGGATCGCAATGATCCATACGGTGAGACTGGCTTTAGTTCGATCAAGTGGTACTACGGTATCCTGATCATGCGTCCGGAACGTATCGGTCTGATTAAGACCGTTGCCCCAGTGTAATAAACTGACCATCGAAGCAACTGGAACCAGGGAGAAAAATCTCCCTGGTTCCAACTTCTAACAAGGACCAAGAAATGAGCACCGATCAAACCCAAGAAAACGATGGCAACGGTAACGAGCAAATGCCAGATGAAATGACTATGCTCAAACAGCGTGCCACGATGATGGGAATCCCGTTCTCGAACAACATCGGCATCGAAACGCTGCGTCAGAAGATTGCAGACAAGATGTCGAGTACTAGCAATCCGCCATCTGATGACATTTCGGAAATTCCATCTACCGACGTACCATCGCTCAATGATCCAGCGAATCCGACTCCCAAGAAGGAAACCCTTCGTCAACGTCTGACGCGTGAAAACATGCGATTGGTGCGTCTGCGTATCACCAACATGGATCCAAAGAAAAAAGATCTTCCTGGTGAGATTTTTACTGTCGCCAATAACTTCCTCGGAACCGTGTCAAAATTCATCCCCTATGGTGAAGTCACCGAAGACGGATACCACGTTCCGTACATCCTCTACAAGAATCTAAAGACGCGAAAGTTTCTCAACATTCGCACGTTCAAGGATAAGAAAAACGGCAACGTGATCAAGGTGGAACAAAATTGGGCGCTCGAATTTGCCCTTGAAGTTCTGCCTCCACTCACGAAGGACGAACTCGCTCGCCTGGGTACGGCCCAACTCGCTGCTGGCGGCTTGAGCTAAGCCTTAAAGCGTTGGTGGACGGCCCACAGATCTTATGGTCTGATGGGCCGTTCTTTTTTCTGAATTCACAAGGAAAGCAAAATGGCAATTCACGGCGGCGCAATCAATGCAAACCAACTAATGCTTTCGCTGATGCAAGGCGAGAACATTCCGATTCCAGAAATCAATTTTGATGATCCATCTTTTAAACTCCCAAGTGATGTCAATTCAGACCTCTATAAGTTAGTCAGTCGTCTTACGAATGCTGATTTGACAACTGGTGTGGTTGGTGGGAATGGTGCGTTTGATGCACTAATGACTGGCTTTAAGGTGCATCTTAGAGATGAATTTGATGCGAATCGAATTTCTGGTGCTGAATATACAAAAGCCTTCATTGCACTCACTGGCAATGCAATGGCTGGTGCTGTTCAATTCTTGTTAGGTCGTGATGGTGCTTTTTGGCAAGCTGTCACGGCACAAGCACAAGCAATCTCTGCACGAGTTCAACTCGAAACCGCCAAAGTGCAATACACTGCTGTGTTGCTTGAAGCACTCAACTCCCGAGCGAACTACGCTCTGACAAAATTGAAGCTCGCAACTGAAGATGTGACTTTTGCATCTGGTGAATTCCAGTTGGCTAACATTCTGCCCCAGCAAAAGTTGATGCTACTGGAACAAACCGAAGCTGCTCGTGCTCAGACTCTCAATAATCGTACTGATGGTGCGTTGGTTGTTGGTGTGCTTGGTAAACAGAAGGATCTTTATAACCAGCAAATTGTGAGTTATCAGCGAGATGCTGAAATGAAGGCTGCGAAAATGTTTGCTGATGCATGGACTGTGCAAAAAACCATCGACGAAGGTTTGCTGCCACCTGATGGTTTTACAAACAGCAGTCTTGATGCAATTCTCACCACTATTAAAACAAATAACAATTTGGGTGCGTAATCACATGGGCATCTTCAGTCGAAAGAAGAAGACCTATGTCTCCTCCGTCGTGTACAACATGGCGGGGGATGAAACTCAACGTGCGAATTTTCTCAAGACGACCGTTCTTGGAGCGGTCTTGAATCATAAACCTTCCATTTCTGGCGTTATCACAGATACGTATCTCAAAGGTCCAGGGATGCGTTTTCGTTCATTTGCAAATTGGGCAGATCGCACTGATTACAATGATGTGGTCGGTCTTGTTACGGGCAGTATCAGTACGACAAATAGTGTCGATATTTCTGTAGTGGCGGGACAAATTCCTGCTTCTTTTGGTTCCACGATCTTAGTTCAAAATGCCACTATTGACGCAGCGGATTACACATTCTGGGCGGATCAATGGATCTCTCTAAATTATCCGCAACGTCTAGCAACTGAATATACGACTGACTTCGACGAAGAAACTAATACCATCACCATTCTCTGGGCTGATACCACTACGAGTAGTTTTACTCCCATTGGATATGATCCTCTTGGTTCTTATCTATACGCTGTCTACACCGAAGAAACTATGGGTGCAGTGGATTCAGTTGTTGAAGGTGAAGTTGTCGATCTTGAAGATGATGATGATTTCCCCGACATCACGGGATGGACTGAAATCAGCTACACCGATGATGGTGCTGGTGAGATTCATGGTGTTTGGGAACGTACTACCTACATAGGGCAAGCACCAGATCGAGATGCAACGTATTCTTTGAAGGAAACGATGTATCAAGACACACTTCCTGGCGAACCCGAAGATCCTCCTCCGGATCCACCTGTCGAACCACCACCGATACGTTCGTATCGTATCGATGAGCAGAAGATTTACGGATCTTCTCGTACTCCAATGCGCGTCTTTATTTACCAAGAAGGAAATGGTAACTCTGTCCTTGATGCACTTTTTGTTCAAGCTGATGGAATGGGACAGTTTTTTCCTTTCATTCCATTCCGAATCAACAACAAATTCGTCAGTGAAACTTACTTACCAGAAGTTTATGCACTAGCCAAGAAGGGCTATAAAAAAGCAACTACCGGTAAGTTCGATAAAATGGTCGAAGATCTCTCGAACAATGAGAGTCTTGACGATATCGATTACGCATACACTGTTTTTGGTGTGTCGTTGAATGTACTCGAAAACGCTTCCCGTAAATACGTCTACAAATTCTTTCAGGAGATTATCAACGACTTCCCGGAAACAGGTAGTGCTGCTTATGCCACATGGCGAATAGCTTGGGAGGAAGCCAAGGATTCTTGGGATGTTTGGACAGCCTGGGGCGCTGCACAGAACGATCCTGGTGATCCACTCTATGGAACCCTCGAGCCAGTAAAGCTGCCTTATCCAGCGATGCCTGGAAGCTCTATTCGGGTGTCCTCTGGCTCCAATCCGGTCATGAATTACGACATGACCGTTTCGTGGAATGCAATTCAAGAAACAACGGGCACTGGGTTGATTAAGCCCGATGCCAAGCGAGATGAGTTGTGGTTCTCGATTGGTACAACTAGTGAATTCAATGAGACGGCGTGGGGTGAACAAGACAACGTATGGCAGCGAATTCTCACTGCATCTGTTGGAGTTGATGAGATCATTCTAAATTGGCAAGAGACTGAAACGACATGGCGTAAGATACGTATCATAGGTCTCAAGCATAGAAATCTTATCTATAAAGGTAAGGCAGTTGAAATTACTGCAAAGGAAGCTCTTGAAGATAATGATGAATCTGGATTCATTATTCCACTTCATGAAGGCATCTATCGTGCAATGGGACTTGTTGACGGAACCCAGATGGCGACAGCGTGTTCTTTCATGGTGTTCAATTGTTACAAGGTCGTCAAACAGAAGTGGTATCAGACGACACTTTTCAAGATCATTTTGATTGTTGTTGCAATTATTATTATTATCGTGACATGGGGCACCAGTACACCAGCTGTACTAACAGCATTGGCTGCTGCTCTTGGTGGTACGACAATGGCAATCATTCTTGCAGCGACGATTTATGTGCTTGCCAGTATGGTTATTACTAGTTTGATCACTAGAGTTTCTACGAAGATCTTCGGTGAGAAATGGGGTGCGATCATCGGTGCAATCGTATCGATTGTCGCTTTGAACATTGGTAATGCAGTCGCTTCTGGTCAAACTCTCAGCACAGCGTTTAGTGGATTGATGCGTGCGGATAATATCCTTGCACTCACAAATGCGCTTGGGCAAGGCTATGCCGGATACATGAATGCTGCCACGGCCGAAATTTACCAAAAAAGTCAGAATGTACTTGACCAATATGAAGAAGAATCCCGTAGAATTCGAGAGGCTTGGACCAGAAACCTCGGCATAGGCCGAGCCTATATCGACGTTTTTGAGTTGACTGAAACCTTGGAGATCAATATAGAATCCTTGGACTCATTCCTACAACGTACCCTCATGTGCGGAAGTGATGTGGCAGACATGAGTCTTAACATGCTTGCCAATTTTTCTGAAATCACTACCTCTACCGATCTTCAATACTGATTCACGGAGAACACTATGTCTTGGATTCCTTCTGCCCAATGGGGCATGCAAAACTACGGCATGAATCAAGTACCGCAGCAACCTGCTAATACTGGAATGGTGGGTGCTGATCCAAATGCTGCTGCATCTGGTTTTCAGTTAGGCTGGAACGCACCAACTTTTCAACTCGGTATGCAGGGGTTAAACACCATCGGCAACATTTGGGGGGCATGGCAGTCCAATAAGTTGGCGAAAGATCAGTTGAATTTTACCAAGCGAATCGCTACGGCAAATCTCAATAATCAAATCGCTTCGTATAACACTGCATTGGAAGATCGTGCTCGTTCCCGAGCTGCGGCTGAAGGTCAAACTTCCGCCGAGCAGCAAGCATACATCGATAAGAATCGTCTTCTTGGCGGCTAAGGAGTAAATCATGGCTCGACTGACTTGGGATAATGTCGCATCTCCGAATTTTTCGGGGATTGCAGATAGTTATCGCGTTATGAGTCAATTGCTCAGTAATGCCACGCAGTCTGGAACAGAAATGGTTGATACCATCCGTAATGCGAATGCACAAGCTGCTGATCGTGCAATCCTGCAACGGATGGTAGGTGTTACTGATCCAACGCAATTCAATCCAAATGCAGTGATTGGCGCAGATGGGAGCCGTGCATCGCTAGCCACTTTGCGTGGTGTTGGTGAGTATGCTGATACGCTTGTTAATCGTGCAATGAAAACTGACCAACGTGGGTATAACGCACAAGATCAAGCGTTTACTCAATACGGTCGTGATCGTACGATTAGTGGTAATCAGATTCTCGATCAGAATTCGGATGCAATCAACACTGCTCGTTCGCTGGCTGCTGCTGGTCAGATGAACACTGCGCTTGCCACGCTCCAGAAGATTCCAGGTTTACGCCCGGATCAATATGCTGGTGTACTTGGCGATGTGGATCAACTCGCTACTCGTGATCTTGCTCGTGATGTCACGAGTCAACGACTGACAGAAGATCGTTACGGATTCGGCCGAAACATTCGCAATGACAATGCTGGCGATCAGGCGAATGCTGCGCTCATCGAAGTGCTTCGTACTTCAGCTACTCCAACCGATGCTCGTGCTGCGTTGGAACGCATGTCTGGCCAAATGTCTCCCGAGGCTTTTTCCAAAGCGATGCAAGGTCTCGGTAATTATGGTTACGGAAATGTCTATGCTCCTCTTGGTTCCGGTGGTGCTGGTGCCAGTGGTGGAGTTGCTGGCGAGACTGCTCAACGTCCGAGTAGCGGTGCTGCATGGGCGCAATCTGTTGGTCTCCTTGGAAGTGAAAGTGGTGGCAATTATGGTGCCTCAAACAATGCAGTTGGCTCTGGCGGTAAGCGTGGTCATTTTGGTGCACTGCAATTCGGACAGGATCGTCTGGCTGATGCGAAACGTGCTGGTGTCATCCCGCAAAACATGACACCAGAACAGTTCCGTACATCCGGGAAAGATGTACAAGACAAAGTAGCCGATTGGCACTTCGCTGATATTGATCAGCAAGCGAAGAACATGGGTCTGGATCGTTTCTACGGTCAAAACATTGGTGGTGTTGTTATTGATCGCGATTCGATTCGTGGCATGGCGCATCTCGGTGGTATCGGTGGTGTGCAAAAATTCATCACGAGTGGTGGCAAGATCAATCCAGCTGATGCGAATGGCACTCGTCTTTCTGACTACGGCCAGCGATTTGGCGCCCCAAGTCCAACTGGGCCAGAAGCAAACTTTGCTGCTCATATGGTGGATCGTACATTGCAAGAACGTCTTGGTCAGAACAATGCCACTGGTATTTCTGCAAATTACGCAAATCTGGCTTCCGATTCTCGTGATGCGAATCAAGTAGCAACTGCTCTTGCTGATAAGGGTGGTGCATTCGCTGGTACCAATCGTGGATTCCTGCTGGATCAAATCAACCACATCGTTAACAAGAGTGGGGGTCGAATCAATCCAGCGATGGCTGGTGCGATGATGTCTGCCAATACAGAACAGGCGGACGGTCTTCTTTCCAAGTTATGGCGTGGTCCTGCTGCTTTTGGAGGTAATGAAATTACTCCAAACTTGGCAGGAGGTATTCGAATCAATGATGATAATCTCCGAGCCACGATGGACGATTATCTCTCAGGCAAGACTTCACAGCGTACACTTGCGAATGAATCGATGGGGGCAATGTCGCAGGTTTCGCAAGCTGCACAAGCGAAATATCAAAGTGCGTTGCAGCAATATCAAGCTGCATTGATCGATGCTCAGTCTCGTCCTGGTGCTGCTGCTAATCTTCCACGCTTCCGCGCTGCTGTGGAAGAAGCGGCTGCTGTGATGAATGCCGTTCAAACCAAGGTAGCTCAAAATCCGAACTGGCGTCCAAACTTTGACACGACAAAGCCGAATGAAGAGGACTGGATGGATATGCTGATGGGTTTGATCAAGACTCGACGTACCCCCACCGACAGCGACATCGATCGCATCATTCGACCGGCTCGACAGTAAAAAAGAAGCCCCGCATTGCGGGGCTTTCTGTCTATACTGCGCACTCGATCTAACCCACTGAACAGGACGACTCTCATGACGGATTTCCAGCGTCTTCTGGATCAGGCTGCTGCTCCCATCACTCCTGCAACTGGTGTTGATGCTAGCCCTGTCCTGAACAATCCATTCCTCGAAAAGCAAGCCCAAGTAGCGCAAGCATCTGTGGAAAAGAAAGTTGCACTTTCTCCGATGCAGGGTATTCCTGATTTTTACCAAATTGCTGCTGGGCAGGGAAACCAACTTGGTGTGCAAAGTATGTCTCCATTGGAGACTGATCTTCGGACTATGCAGCCTCTTGATCTGTATTTGAAGTACGGATCTTCGGCTGTTGATTTGTTGAATGATCAAGCTGGTGCTGGAACGCAATTCTTCAAAGATATTCTTCAGTCGAACAACCGAACGGGTCCACAAATTCTCGGTGATACGGTTTCCGGTATTGGTGCTGGATTTGGTGGAAGCCTTGGTGGGCTTGCTGCTTTGGGTACTGGTCTTGTTGATGCTGAAGCTGGTACCTGGGTTGGTGACAAAGTTCAGCAGGGAATGCAGTGGGTTGAAAAACAGCAATCTAATGGTGTGAATGCTGCTCGTCGTGTTCAGCGTGCACAATCGTCTCTCGATTATCGTGATAATACGCTGAAGCGCGAAAACGAAATCGAAGATGGTAGTTCGGAAATTGTTGCTGATCTTCGTCGTTGGGGCCGAGATACTGTCGATACTCTTGCGAATTCTGCGCAGAACTCCACCATGCTTGCTCAAGGAACTGCTGAGGCGGGTGGTTCGTTTCTGGCTGGTGGTCCTATCTCCAAGGGGCTGAAGCTCATTGGTGGGGCTGCCATGAAGTCCTTGGGTATTGCTAATACTGGTCGGTTGGGTACTGCTGCCGAATGGGCTAGATGGCCTTTGGTGACTGCTGGTCTCGAAGCTGGTGGTGCTTATTCGCAGACTTCCAGCGATGTGCTCAGCATGTCGTTTGAACAACTGCAAGAAAACTCTCCTACATATCGTGAATTAGTCGCTGCGGGTGCTACACCAGAAGAAGCACGAATCCAAGTCGCTAATCGATCTGCACTTTTTGCAGCTGCCATTCAAGCTCCGATTGGTGTTGCTGCTGGTTCACTTACTCGTTTTGCTGAACGTCCATTTCATGTTCGTTCTATTGGTTCGGCTCTCACGAATACACTGGTTAAAGAACCGCTTGAAGAAGCCATTCAATCGACTACTGGTGGACTTGCTCAAAATATCGCTGCTCAAAAGTATGCTGATGAAAATCGTGTGCTTTCTGAAGGTGTTGGTGAACAGACTGCACAAGGTGCTTTGTACGGTGCAACCTCGGCTGGTGCTGTTCAAGCTCCTGGTGTTACTGCACAAGCATCTGTCGTAGCTGCCAAGCATGTCTATCGTGGTACTCGGGCTGCTGTTCAACCACTGATCGACAAGGGTGTTCCACTCTTTAATGCACTCGTTGAGCGTGGTGCAGAACGTATCCGCAATATGGAAAAAGCATCTCCTGTCGCTGATGAAGCGATACAGGAGCGTGCTGCTGCGAATGTTTCTACTGCTACTTTCGATGCTTCGACTATCAATGATGCCATCCAAAACTCGCATGCCACTTCGGAAGAGAAAGCTGCATCGCAGGAATACGTCTCCACTCTGACCCAAGCGATGGCATTCGATCCGAACTCGGAAGAATTTAATTCGATTCCCGATGAACAGAAGGCTATTCTTACTGGTTCGGCTTCTCGTCCTGAAGCGATTCAGCGTATGGCTCGGGAGGTTGCACGTTTGGATGGTGCGGATCAACTCCGTGCTGCTACTAGTCTTCATATGCTGATGGAACCTTTCTACAACTTACAGGAGAGTGACCCATCAGCTGTCGATTCTGTTGCTATGCAGAATCCTCAGATCAATCAAGCACTGCAACAGTACGAGACTATCGTTGCTGACATCGAAAACACTCCATCTGTACAACGTGCACTTCGCGCCATCAATGAGATGGTCTCGAAGAATCAAGTCGATGCGAACATCAAGCCAGTCACGGAAGAATCTCTTGGTACTGTTGAAGGCCAACAGAATGTCCGTAATGCACTGGTGATTTCGAGTTTGCATCCGGATCGAGGCAATCTCGAAGCAAATGAGAACATCCTCACACATGCTGCCAATGGCAAGATCGCACTGACACCACAACAACAAGCAACCCTGCGTGCATCTACGCAGCTGCTTCGTGCTCGTCAGGCAATGGAAGCGGAGATCAAAGCTAAAGGTCTACGTTCCGCAAAGGATGTTGTTTCGGAACAAGTGGTTGCTGGTAACGATCCTCTTCGCAAGATTGCACTGTCTGCTCTGGGTCACACTCAGGGCATTCTCTCGGCTGTTCGTGGAAAAAACAATGATCTTGCTGCTGCTCGACTGGAAGACTTCGGTAAGTTTGTTCAGCATATGCAGAACAAGATTGGTGCACTCAATGCACACTTCGCTACAGGGAATGTGTCTTCTTCCCCGGTGAAGTATCAAGCACTGCAACCAAACACTGAACGTGATTTCAAAGAGTCTCGCGATGGTATGTATGTCAATACTCGTTCGCCAAAATCTATCGATCAAGCACAGTCAATTGCTCTTGAAGGCAAAATCTTGTCCGATGTATATAACGGTTTAACTGAAACATTTCCAGATCTCGCACAACCAAGGATTGAAGCTGTTTCGTTGGCTGCTGAACTTCAAGGAAACCCTGACGAACTTGCACAGAAGTTCCGTTCTCCTACGCCAGTACAAGAGAGCATTAGTAATGAGCAAACTACTGTTTCCGCTATCCCCGCGTCTTCTACAACTGTGGAATCGAAACCTGCGCCCATCACCAATGTTCAAGATAAGCCCACTTCAACCAAAACCGAATCCACATCGAAAGTGGTACGGACAAATGTGAAACCAGAAATTCGCTACGAGGAATCGGAAGTAGCTGGTGTACAAAGCATCAAGGCTTTTTCGGGAGATCAGGAAGTTGGTGAATTGCTGTACACGCTTGATGATTCAATGGATCAGTCAGTCACTGTTGATGAAGGTTTTCGTCGTCAAGGTATCGCTACGACCATGTACAAGATGGCTCGTGCAAAAGGTGCTCAACTCAACAATGCGCAGAATCAATCCGAAGAAGGGAAGGCTTTCCGTCAAGCATTTGATTCCAAGACTGAGGAGACAACTCCTGTTGTTTCTACTAAAACCGCTCCTACTGGAATCGAAACTGCATTTCCTAACCTCTACAAAGGTGTGCGAAATCTATTCCTAGAATCGTTCCAATTCCCGCAAGAACCAAAGACTCGACTGTATGCCGAAGAATCTCCGGCAGCGTCGGTTCGTCGTGCTCTGTCCTCAAACCTTCGCTTGCAATCCTTCCTCACTGGTTCGTCTCGCAACACGCTGAGCAAAGAAGCTGCTGATGCCTACCAAACTCTCCTGTCGGATAAGCAGGAAGGCAATACGCTTGGGCATCTTCTCTCAAATGTAGAGAACAATCTGCAAGAGTTCTTGCGAACCAAGGGAAAGAAATTTGGCGAAAATGGTGTCGAAGCGAATCGCTGGCGTAATGGTAAGGTGCTCAATCTGGTTGAACAGACGGATGATGGCTTCCAATACAACACGCAGATCATCGAGCAAGCTGGTCTTGCTGCGATGCAATGGCTGCTGTCTGCGAACCAATACGAAAGCAATATGGATGAGCAGGATGTGTCTGAGATCACGAACATCCCAGTCTATGAGCTAACTCCTGCGATAATTGAACGTGTTACCAGTGGCATGAGCATGGAGCAAGCTGTTCGTTCACTGGGTCAAAAGATCTCGAACTACTGGGGTCTCAATGGCAAGCGTGATGCTGATATTGCATACGTCGATGGTATTCCACAAGCAATGGCTTCAGAGATGATTCGTGGCCTGCGTGACATGGGACTGCTGAATATCGAGACCACTGAAATCTCAAAAGAGCAATTCTCTGTTAAAGAGAATCGCACTATCCAGCGTTACATTGTTGCGCGTCTCGATGACAATGATCCGATTCGCACCTTCCAAGATGCGATTGAAAATGCTGTGATGATCGCACCAGAGCACACGAATTATTTCGGTGATGAAGTGCCTGCTGTTGCCGAGCGTCAGATGAACAATCCTGAAGTGCCAAATACTTCGGCGCAGAAGGATGCACTCGAAAAAGAACAGCAAACTCCGTTTTATATCAATCGCCCAATGGTAAGTTTCTTTACTGCTATGGGACGTGAGAGTCTGCTGAGTCTTTTCGGTACCGTGATCAAGAATCCAGAAGACTGGAATGTCAATCATCTGTCTTCGCTGGAAGGACAGAACACCAGTGTTGTGTCTGCTTATAATCACATGCTGGATGTGGCATATGACCTGACCAACTTCGCTGAAACTGCGTCGAAGAATGCCGATGATGTCCCTATTCGATATGGCTACAACATGAGCCGTGTTGGTCGTATGCAGATGCTTGGCAAGTACAACCCACAATCCAGCAAGCTGGTTCGTGAAGCGTTCCTACCAACTCGTGTGACTGTCGATCTGGCAAATCAAAATAATGCCAACTGGGATGCTTATACGCTGGGCTTGGCTCAAGCGTTTGGTATCAAAGTGCACAACCTGCCGCTCGAAACATCGCAGATACAGCTGAATCAAATGCTCAGTGGTGAACTTGCTCCTGTCATCATGATGTTGCAAGACTGGCTGAAAATAGCTGATTTCGATAATCCGCTTTCTGGCGAGGAGACTTTCACCTCCGAACAAGTCGATCAGATTCGTACTGCTTTCAAGAAAGCTGGTGCCGATCTGACCATGGCAAGCCTACATGCCGTGGTCGATTACGCACGTCTTCAGAACACGGATGACAAGTCCAAGTTTACGACGAGCATCTATCTCGAAGCTGACGGCGTGACCAATGGTCCAATCAATGCTATGGCTTTGATGACCATTGGCGAATTCCAACAGGACTGGCTTAAAAACATTCGCAAGGGTGGTTTGGTCATCGGTGATGCGCAAACGATGGCTGACATTCGTGCTGAGGATCCGAAGGATCTCTATCAAGCATCAACTGATGCAACTCGTGAAAATCTCTCGTTCCTACGTCGCCAACTTGCACAACAGAAGAACTCTGCTGAAGTATTAGAGCAGATGAATCAGCTGCTTTCGATGATGGGTCTTTTCAGTAGTGATGTCACTTTCAATCCAGACCGTGCTTGGGAAGATGGTGCGTTGGAAATGAAGCGTGGTATTGCTAAGAATCCTCTCACCATCACAGTGTATGGTTCGGGTGCTGCTGGTATCGCTGGCAAGCTGGTGGGGCAACTTACGACTGAAATCTACGCTCGTATGTCGGCAGTGATCCAAGCTCGCAACGACAATCCGAACATCACGCTTTCGGAAGCTATGTTTCCGAATGATCCGGATGCACAGGTCAAGATGGATCGCTTCCAATCTGCCTACAATGCTCTCACTCGCCAAAAGCCAGTGTGGAGTAAGGGCGAACTTGTGTTTGAAAGTCTCGGCCAACGTCGTACTACCTTCAATCCTCACAACTTCACCTTCGATCAATCGGAGTTGGAAGCGATGAATGCCAACATGCTTCAACTCTTTGTTGAGCCGATGCGTCAAGGCATTGAAGACACAGTGGGCAGTCGCTTGATGAAGGCGGTTGGAATTCTCCGTGACAGTGCACAGATTCAATCTATCATTTTGGAGAATCAATTCGTTCAAGCTATCGATACTGCACTGGCTGAGAAGGAAGCTAATGATCCAAACTGGAAGCGTGGTGAATTCCTATCTCGTGCTGAGATCGAGAAGATCCAGCGCAAGTTGCAGACCATTGCTCCTTTGGTTCAAACAGGTGATCAGAGTTTCATGATCGCTTCTAATCAACGTCTCGAAGTTCGTGGCAATGATCTGGAAATCAGTGCTGCACTCGACGATACGATGCGTGCATCGGCCAGTATCTATGCTCCTGGGCAAGCTGGCGTCCGTGCTATTCCTATGCTCACTATCGGCATGGGTGACGGTATGATGATGCAGCTACTTGCACAAGCTGGTCTCGAAGGCACACTGAAGATCTTCGATGGTATGAACATGCCACTTGACAAGATCAAGGAATATAGTCTGCAAGCAAATGAAGCAGTCTATGAAAGTTGGAAAGGGAATCCTCTTCGTGAAATGTCGAAGACCTTCAGTCGTTTCATGAAGAACTTCGACAATGCTTTTATCAATGATCAGACCTACGATGCGCTAACTCGTATCTTGTTCACTCCACAGGAGCGTGGTGACTCGAAAAATTCCAAGTTCACTCCGGATCAGATTCGTGAACGCATCGATGCCATGCAGGCCAATTTAAAATGGTCTGCTGACTCTATCGATGCTCGTCATGAAGCATTACAGTCGATGCCAATTTCTTTGGATCAAATGGCTGCTGCCGCTGTTCCATATCAGAATGGTCGTATCGCAATCAATCTCACTTCGGAACAAACGCTGGCAGAACTCAATAAACGATATAACACCATCATGCAAGGTGGTTCGTTGAATCCAGAAGTTACCGTTGCTCCGATCAAAGTCGTTGCTCCAGCCAAACCCACTCCGGAAATGGAAAAGGTGGGTCGTCTGCATTCGACTGGTGCTCGTATTCTTAGCTGGACTGCGATGACCAAACTCGCTCCAACGATGACGGAAGCACAAAAAATCATTTTCGATGAAATCCGTCGTTCGCTTGCAGCGAAGCAATACAAGGTGATCTCTGGAACTGTCGATCAGCTGGATGCTTACATCGAACAGAAGGGTCTCAATCCACGTCCTGACCAAGAAGTCTTTGGTTGGACCAACATTGGTGACAACACGATCTACATGGTCAACCCAACCATAGAGACGATGGTGCATGAGCTTGTGCACGCTGCATCGTATGAGACGGTGCTCGCTTATTACAACCGCGAAGATCTTGGTCCAAATTCCAAAGAAATCACGTCTGCGATTACTCGTCTCGAAACGATGATGGAGGAATTCCTCACGCTCGACGACAAATCTTCTTCGTACACTAGTGCTCGTGAAGCAATTCTTTCCTCGAATCTCGAATCGGATCAAGCCGTGGCACAAGCTAAGGCGCTCAATGAATTCATGGCCTGGGGTCTGACTAACGAACAGCTCACCGAAGCTCTGAAAAAGAAACAAGTACCTTCTTTGGTTCAGATGGCGAAAGATGTTATCAAGGCAATCAAGCAGATGATTTGGGGCCGTAAAATTGCTCCAAAGTCTGTTGATGATTTCCTATCGAATCTACAATTCAACTCGGGGATCATTATCCGTTCGCAGCCGTCTATCTCCACGATCAATCGAGATGGTGAACTCTTTCACTCTACAAACTATGGCAACAATGAACGCTTAAAGGGTGTGCGCACTGCATTCGGTCGTAAGATTCTCGATTATCTTGGTGATGAGAAATTGTCGCTGAAAGACAAGCTGCGTCAAGTTCGAGTGTCGGATGCTCAGATGGCTGCTATCGACGTGGCACTGTCGATGAATGCTCACGGCTTTCCAATGACGATGCAGGAATCGGCTACCTTCCGAATGATTGTTACTGCTCTGGCGACGGAAGCTGAAATCGATCCGAATGCACTTTCTCGTGCACAGGAGTTGTACACTCACGTCTCGAAGAATCTCAAGATCGAAGACTTCATGGCAGATCCAGAATCCCTGGATCCAGCCGCTCGTTACTACGCACAGGAAAAGTACGACTCGGTGATGGGTAAGCACATCATCCGCACCGATGATGTTGGTCGTTCCAGTTTGCTCCCAGCTTTTCTGGGTCTGGCAACTGTGAGCGATGAATTCCGCACTGTGCTTGGCAAGATCGAAGTTCCAAACAAGGCGAAGAACACTGATGGTAGTCTCGATGCCATGTTGGAAAACGCCAGCAATAGTGTGATGGATTCACTGTCTAAGCGTCTCGCAGGAGATACCTCCTCGAAGAATGTCCAGCAAGCTGTGGACAATCTGATTCAACACGTCAAGAAAGTTGCTCAGGATGAGCAGACGTTTCTGGATCAGTATGCTTCCAAAGCTGGTGGCATTATGGATCGTATGAATACCTATGTCGTTGATGGTATGGAAAAGCTGTCCGACATAGCGATGGAGAAAGCAACTGAAGTCGAAAAGAATGCCAAGAATGAACTTACCAAGTTTGCTGCACGTTCCACCAAACTTGTGGCTGCTATGGCTACCGAGAAGAACGGAGCTATTGTTGCAGAACAGACTATGGTGATGGTCAACAAGTCGAAACTCTGGGAGCCACTTCAAAAGCTCATGTCTGATTTGGTTGGTCGCACCAACTCGAATGCTTTGGTCTACGACATGATCAAGGTCACTCGCTCGATGGTACAGCAAGTTCGCCAACAGTTCCGTGAGGAAACTCCTCGCATCATCATAAGCAAGTTCACTAACAAGATCACTCCCGAACAGAACGCTTCGATGTTCAATGCGATGGGTAAAACGGATCTTGCAGTGCTGCGGGATACGATGAGCCATGCTGATATTCAGAAGCTCTTCTCTGACCAAACAACTCTCGACAATGAGATCAACAAGCTGGAACAGCTGATTCAATCTCATGACAAGAATCACTATGGTTTGATCAAACAGAAGGCACAGCAACTTGCCAACTTCATGAATACTGGAGTCCCTGGTAAGAACCTACTTCGCAATGCTTATTCGATTGCGAATCTCTTTGGGCAGACTGTTGGTCGTGGTTACAAGACACCTCCAAAGAACATTATCAATGCACTGGACAAGTTGATCACTCTGTACGCTATCGAAGGTCTTGACCAATCCGATCGCAGCAACATTACTTCTTTGGTTCAAAGTGAAACGGATGGTCTGTCCTTCACTCTTGATTATCTGGTTGGACAGCGAAAGGAAGAAGTCAGCAAATCTTCAAAGGGTAAAGCTCGCATCAATGCTTACAAAGGTTTTATCCCAAGTGAGCAGGAACAGGGTGTGTCTCTCGTTGTCCAGGACGATAAAAACTTCTCCCAACTTCGTCAGATGGGATATGTCCGAGTGGCCGACTACAAGGGTTCTTCTACCGAACGTCGTGTTTCGAGTCGTGGCTACTATTATGCACCGCTCTCTGGTCGAGCCATGTTCAATCAGGGCATCATGCAAAATGTCCGTCACACTGCTGGTGGTGTTGATTCGGTGACTGGATTCACCGTTGCTCAAATGGCTGGTCGAGTGACGGATCGAACCGAAGTTCGTCGCCTGTCTGCACAGATGCGCAATGAGACCGCCACGGAAGAAGCTCTGATGCCCGTGTACGACGACTACGGTACAGTGGTGGCAATGGAACGTCCGATCTCCGCTACTCAATGGAAGCGTGTCATGCCGCCTCAGAATCTTCCACGCATAATCGGTGTATGGCGTGGTCGTCAGGCCGAAGAAGGTATGAGTCAGATCTACAACGAGAAGTTGATCGATGCACTTCGTGCGATGTATGACGAAGACATGCTGGCTTCTAGCTCGAACCAAAAACAATATATCAATCTGCTGAATCCGAAATTGTTGAATCAAGTACAACAAGATGCTGTCAATCTGTTCACTGATGAAACTCTCGCTTACATCCGTGAGAAGTTTGGTGAGCAGTTCTGGGTTCGTAAAGATATGCTCGATGATGCTATCGGCTATCGCTCTGCATCTGTGGGTGACTTCTGGACTGGCAACAGCAAGTGGTCCAAGGAAACGCAAGACACAGTGAAGAATCTCGTGGCTGCTTTCAGCCTCGACGGTTACAAGTTGCTGGTGAAGAGCGAACAGGTGATTCAAAACCTGATGGCTGATGCTCGTACATTGATTGTTGTGAAGTCGATGGTTGTTCCGGTTTACAACTTCATGTCAAATGTGTACCAGCTGATGGCTCGTGGTGTGCCTATGCTCGACATCACTTATAGCATGCCAAAAAAGCTGGCTGAGATTGATAGCTTTGCAAAGACTCGTTTGCGTCAAATTGATGCGGAAGCAGAATTGCGTGCGACTGAGAATCCAATCGAACAACGTAAGTTGAAGGCTGAGATTCAGTCGATTACGGATTCGCACAAACGTCTAGGTATCTGGCCGCTGATTGAAGCTGGCGAGTTTAGTACGATTGCCGATGTTGGCATGATCAATGAAGATCTGGAACTCACCTCCGGCAAACTCGTGCAGTACATGGAGCGCATGGTCAACAAGCTGCCAGAGAAGGTTCGCAATGCTGGTCGCTATGCGTTGATCACTCGTGACACTGCTCTCTTTCAAGGCTTGCAGAAGTCAGTGCAGTACGGTGACTTCATCGCAAAGGCCGTGCTCTATGATGATCTCGTGAAGCGTCAGAAGAAGTCGAAAGAATATGCGATGGGTCGAGTGACAGAAGAGTTTGTGAATTACGACCGTCTCCCTGGTCGCTTCCGTTCGTACTTGGAGAACATGGGCTTACTGTGGTTCTACAATTACAAGATCCGTATTTCCAAGGTGGCATTGAGCATGATCCGAAACAATCCGGTACATGCTTTAATGACTTCGATGATGCCTGTTCCAATTGACGGAATCGATCTGCCATTTGAGGACAACATCATCATGAAGACTATTGATGGTTCGCTTGGTTGGTCGATGGGTCCGGGCATGGCGCTTCGTGCACCGACACTTAACCCATGGTGGAATCTTGTGAATTGATTTTACTAAAACAGCAAAGCCCCCGAGAATCATGGCCTCGGGGGCTTTGCTGGCTTTGGATATGGTCTTCCCGCAGGGCACAGTGATCCAAGCAGATGCTTAGATACAACTTATATGAGGAGTTTGTCAACTCCTATCAGAATGGTGATTCATCTGGCATCGTAACTTTTCCGTAGTGATCATTGATACTTTTGATAAGAGAACTGTCACGTAAAATTTCCGCATGAGAAAACTCTTTTGCATAACTTACTGGCATTTGTTTTCGTCTATTAATGTGGAAATCTGAATTAAAGTACACGTATTGAGTCTCTTCTTCGAGTTCGATGTCAATCGAACACCAATGTTGTAACTTTCGCCCACCTAGTGTTGTGTATGACATTGTGATTCTCCAAAAAAGAAGCCCCCGATTGGGGGCTTCTTCTATTTTATGTCTTATTCGCATGTTGCATTGTTGCATACGCATTCGCGATATTGGTTGCTGCTTGTGAAAACTTCAACGAATCATTTGAGTCATGAGCGTTCTCAGCTTTAGCAACCAGACTTTTGATTGCTTTTTCGATTTGCTCTTTCATGGGTTCTAACTCCATATGAGAGGAGGATTCCTCCCATAAAAAAGACCTTTGGTTAAAACCAAAGGTCTTTTATTCAAACTTACCTCGTAGATTGATCAAGCCGATGGCTGATCGTTCCGTGGCTTACCCAAAGCAGCAAACAGACTCCGTGGCTTCTCAGTTGGCGGTGGAGCACCCTCCGTAGCTGCTTCCGTGGACGATGTGTCCTGAGCTAGGGCATCGGTAGCCCTATTGCTGGATGGCTCACTAGCAGCGTCCTGTGCGGTCTCTTGAGCAGTTGCAGCAGCTTGGGGAGCCGAAGTGACCGGGGCAGGTTCCTGGGTCGCTGGCTTCGTTGGAAGCATATTCCTTGGAGCAGTCTGGGGTTTAACTGCCGATCCGGCAGGCACGATGTCGATGGTTGCCGAGAAACCGTTCTCACCACGGCCTGCCTTCAGATCGATGGTGATTTCGTTACCTTCTCGGATATTTACCTGATCTTCCACATAACGCCGCAGCGCAGTCTCAATCTCGTCTTGGTTCAGTGTGATCTGCATTTCATTTATTCCTTGGTTGCCTGTAGTAGGCGCATGAGGTTTTGGAATACTGGAGTTTGAACCCCAGCATGGATTGCTGCAATTGCATCAGCCATGTGTTCGGCTTCTCCCATGATGATTCCACCTTTCCCTTTTCGGTTATCGATGGGCCAGTTAGCATTTGGATATAGCTGGATTGCTTTCTGAATCATATCATCTTTTGTTGCTGTCTTGGATCCAGTGAAGATCATCTTGTTCTCTGTAGGAGTCACTTCGATGATCTCAATCCCCTTAGATCGCAAAGAACCAAGGATACCTATACAAATTCCGTATGACGCCATTGCTCTCGCTGATTGACTTCCTACAGGAACTTCTACGAAGACAACCTTTGCTCTCGATGCCGCTGCGAATGTTCCGCTAGCCAGTTGCTCGGCCTTTTCGAGATCCAGGGAGTTGACCCGAACTTTCTTCTTAGTCCCAGCATCGTCCCTGGGATTAACCAGGGACAATGTGGGTGTGCTGAGCATCCCATCTTGAAGATCCAAAATGGCTTCAGCAATCCCCCAGTTTTTGAGACTCGGATCGAATCCTACGACTGGGATCTTCATCGGTGTTACTTCGCTTTCTGACCGAACAGGCTTTGACGCTGTGCACCACCACCGGCAGGAGCATTGCTCTTCGGAGGAGCGCCCGTCGTACCACCAGCACCATCCTTGATGGTTCGCTTGTCACGGGTCACGCCCTTGTTGCGCTCTTCCCAGGAATCGTAGAACTTCGCCTCGTCCTGACCATTGCGAGCTTCCGCTACGGTGAGCTTCATCTCTGGATGGAACACCTTGTCCACCACGTTGATTTCACGGGTTTCGGCAGTGGCAACGTGTTCCTCACCCTGCTTGATATTCTTGTTTTCCAACTGCTTCAGAATACCCAGCGAGATCTCCTTGCCCAGCAATTCGATCAACATCGGCACCGACTTTGGCAGTTCCTTCTTGACGTCGTAGTCATAGATGTTGATGACCTTTTCTTCACTGTCCTGCTCTGCCAGTGGCTTGCCAGTGCAGATCAGACAGATGTCATCGACGATCGTGAATCCCGGAAGTGGAACCTTCTTGGACTTGTCATCCTTGTTGAGGAAGAAGTTCTCACCCTTCTTATTGGTGACGTAGAACGTTTCGCGGTATTCCTTACCACTCATGTCCACGAGAATCGTCACAGACATTGCACCACCTTGTGAATGTCCTGCATAAGCAGCTTTGATTTTGCCCTTGTAGATACCCGAATCGAATGGACTGAATCCACCCAAACGATCTTGGGATTTTTCCAGACCATCACTCGTCAGTTTGTTGAACAGCGTCATCTCGGTTTCCTTTTGTTGGTTCAGCGATAGAACTCGCTGAGATGGTCCAGCAACAGTTGAGCGTCATTGTCGATGTAAGTCTCTTCCTTAGAGAACATTCCCATCGGCGAACGAATACGCTCTCCAGTTGTGGTCTTGGTTGGTCGGGTTTGAAACACATGCTTGTAACCCAACTCTTTCTCCTCATCGGTAATCGTTAGCAAGTTAGACTTGTACTTTTCGATCTCCTTGAGTGGAACTTTCTTTGCAGCAACGACAGTTGAGAAGTAGGCTTCAATACCATTGTTCTTTAAAGAACCCTTGATTGGTACTGAGGTTTTGATCTCCATTGCTTTCTCATCTAACATATCGCCGACGTGAGCAGTGAAGATAGTTGGCTTTCCAAATGCAGTAACTTTCTGCTGCATTAGAACTTTGAAGAACTGAGCGAAATTACTCCAACCCTGCATCGTGTTCGTAGCCTGAAGAACGTACTGTGTTTCATACATATCCATCAGGAACGTTAATGAGTCAGTAATGATACCACTGACAGAGGGATTATTAGTACCGTGATCAAATGCTTCGTGCACCTGATATGGATCTTCAATTCGATAACTATCGAACTTGTTTTTGAAAGGTAAACGTTTGCCTGCTTCACAATTCAAATACATCCATTTTGGTTGATCACGAATGTTTCGCAGCGATGCGGATTTACCCGTCGCTGAATAGCCCACGATCAAAACCAACTGATCGTTTGTATCATGTATTTCATCGGACATTGAAACCTCCTCTCTTTGCAAAACTGCCAGTCCTAAGCCGAGCAAAAGAACTGGCAGTCGCTACGAATCAACTGGCGGTGTACTTCTTCGCCACGCTCACCATGATGGTCGTGTCGATCTCGTTTTTATCCAGTGGTGTGTTGAGCTTGTCATTAAAAGAATGTACTTGTTTACTCACATCCATCAATGACATACCAGTATCAACCAAAGCCATTGCATATCTCAACATTTGGTTGTTTCGATTACCTGAAGCAATTCGCTGAGCGAACCACCGTTCCAGATTGTCGAGGGATTCGACTTCCTGGAAGTGACGCTTGTACTGCTCGTTTTTGCTAGTCTTAGGGATGAACTTCAGAGCATCCAGGATTTCACCTTCGAGATTGTAGTGATACGTTCCACCGTCGAACGACTCCCATTTTCTTGCTCTTTGGTTCGCAGCTTCATCTGTTTTAAATGGAAGCCAATTCGTGATGTTGACCATGAACTCTTTGTATTCATCAGAGTCCAACTCCAGTACATAGTTGATAGGAATAATTACACGGAATCTGTCTCCATGATTTTCCACTTGATGACGCTTGGTGGTGTAGGTCATGAATTTGTATTCCTTTAACAGGTCGTGTACAGCTTCAAGTGAGATACCACCATCCACGTCAATGACGACCATGTTGAACCCAGCGATGACATTCTCTTCTGCACGATGGAAGTTCTTGAAGCCATGGTTGGCCCAGTGCATTCCTGGAGCTTGCGTTAACACATGCAGTTGCTCGAATGGAACACGTTCGGTCCCATAGTTGTATGCCCAGTGATCACTATAAGATACGATCATTTGTTCCAAATTCGTTTCCTCCAAGGTTTCACCCTTGAAGAATTCGATTCCATCGATAAAGAATTTTTTGATCACAATATGCTGTCTATAACCCCAGGCAATCGCAAGCGTCATCATTTCATTGCGTGCAGCATTACCACTTTTGTAGAATGGCAGTGCTTCGAGTAAGTCAGCGTGAGTGACTTCGGTTCCCACAGCTGCGATGTACTTTGCCAGCTTGACATAAGTTTTCTCACGACTAAGAATTGTTTGAAATGATTTGCCACTTTCTTCAACAAGCAGAATTGCTTGCATCAGATGGTTCATTTCGATCTCTGCACTTTCGTCAATGAAAGCGAACGCACCGGCCAGTTTTAGAGCCTTGAAATAACGATGGCTCAGTTCGGCTTTTCGGATCTCTTCGTGATCTGCCATCGAGTCGGAACTGCGCTCGCAGTAGATCTTGTATTCCAGGAGACGAATTGCCACGTCGTCTTCGACGGTCATCTTCCAGCCGTACATTGCAGGATCGGCCAGCTTGTGAAATTGGTTCGCCCACTTTGCTACTGCATTGTGATTGGTTGGTTGGGTCAGACGTGCATAAATCTCTTGTGGAGTTTGGCTGTTGAAAGCCTTTCGATCATGTTGACCGTATCCGAACAAGCAACGACGTGCATAGCCGGTTTCAAGGAACGAATAAAATTGCTCCTCGGTTGGACCACCATCGAGTAATTTGCTTGGCGTACCAAACAGCAGCATATTTGTTGGTGTCTTGCCATCTAATTCTTCAGCACGAATGTTTTCATTCGTGTTCTTGGTGAGCTTTTGCTTTACTGTACCTTGATCATAAAGCTCAAGAAATAGAGTAAGCACGTCAGTCGAACCAATCAAATTGGATCCGATCTCATCGATTTGCAAATTGATAGCCCCGCAGTTTGCAAGCAACAGTTTGTGGCGTAACTGTTTTACTGCCGGTGGAGTACCACTGTCAAAGGTGAAAGGATAGGCGCCAGCCCGCTTGAATTCCTTTTCGATGGTTTCGTATTCCTCAGCAGGATCCGATCCATTGCGAGCAGCACGGTCGTTTGCAATGTCCCAGAGATGTTTTTCTGCGATCACTGGGAGAGCGTCTTCCATGAAACGCTTCTTGAACCCACGGATAAATTCATTCTCCATGATGTTGACGGAGTGACCCTTACCGAAACCCGATGTTGCCAGAGCTAATGCATAGAGATTTACTGGAATATCGCCACGATCTTTCGTGACAATGGTAGCTCGCATGTTGCTTGCCATCTTCGCAAGGAAGTAAGCAACTTCTGTGCGAAAAAACCCCCTGTCGGTGTTCTGTGTTTTGTTGCAGAGCACTTCAGTAATCTCTTCGATTGCTGGATGGTGCTCCACGCCTGTCATATCGATCATGGGAAGTACCTGTCTTTTTGCGTGCAGATGGGGAATGCGTTGCAATAACCGCATCGTTTTACTTCACCCGGAACAGTTAGGACAACTCCTCGACCACCCTTCTCTGCCAAATACGCTCGGGCTTCGCCTGGATCGTCGAAATTCTTTGTCGAACGCCCATTGGTTTTGGTTGGATCAGCATAATACTTGTACTGTGGAGATGAACGCCATAGCTCTTCATCAGTACATTCCGGAAGTTGGTTTTCAGGAGTGTTTTTGTATTGCTCCACTAGACCCACTTTCCATTTGATCCACGCATCCACTTCGGAATCCGTCATCAATGGAATGTCCTTATAGAGAATTCTGCTTTGAGGATACTTTGGATTCTGGCGAGCAGACATCTTCTGCCAATCGGTGAAGATGTAATTGATGCGGATGAAATCTTCGGTGATGCGATTCAAGCCCAGTGGACATTCGCATTTCGCATCTGTGTAACCGTCCTTATCCAACCACTTGTACAAGCTACCTTGCAGTTTATGTTCATCATCTCTAGTTCCGTAAAGCCAGGTATAAGCAGTGGTGGATTTGTTGTCGTGGAGAATTCCATCAGCGGTCATGTCGAATTTGCCACCGATGGTGTATATCGTTCCATTGACCACAATCTTTCGGAATGCACGCTGTTCGAGATAAACGGGAATTGGATCTTTAATCATGGCCAGTTCTTCTGGGGTCGGGTTAATTAGAATTCGATCGATGACACTGTCTGGATAGCCCATCAGTTGAAGGCTTCGACGGTATCCTTTGACCCATGCTTTCTCGATACTGTCATGTAGAGAATGACCGAGTGCACGGGAGACGAAATCCTGCACATCCGATTGCTGAAGTTCTCTTGGAACTCGTGGTGGAAGAATGATATGACGAAGTGGTTTCATCAAACTCGTTACCGAAATGTAATTCGGTTGGTTGATGTAGTCGTATTCATCATGAACCAACCAAACAGCTAATCCTAACGGGATGTCGCCTTGATTTGTGATAGGCATAGTGTCCTCCTGTGAAATAAAAAAGATCGTAGCTCCAAGAAAGAGCTACGATCCACGATCAGTTTTCTCTTGATGCCTTGCGATGAATCCTGCCAGCGTAATGCAGAATTTTTTCGGCATCACGAATTGCAGTATTTCCTGGTTTCGCTCGACCCTTTCGTGCATTGGCATTTCTCCAAATTGCTTTGAAGATATTACCTTCATCGAAAGTTAGTTCAAGTGCTTCGATAATGTCTTCGCACTCTGCTTGATATGGTCCTTGTTCCTCGCGTTGTGGATAACCCACTTGAACGAGGTAATAGCTAGTCAGACCACCGCCTGCGTCATTGGACATGGATCACCTCGGATTGGCAGGAACACTATTGCTCGATTGAGTCTTAGCTTCTGCGATTGCGGTTTCCAAATCGGGAACAGGTTGAGTTTTTTCTTGTAGTTTAGTGCCTTGCGGAGGCTGATTAAATTCCTCTTGGGTCATATGACCCAAATAGGTAAAGTTCATCAGCACCACATCAAGCACTTGGATTTTTTGACCCTTCATGCGATTGTGGAAATTTACTTGCAGGATTTGCTGAGCCTTACCCATTAGACGAACGGGCAGATCACGAGTATCAGCGATTAGGACACCGTTGCATCGAATCGAAGCGATACCTTCTTCGCCTTCCTGTTGGAATACGATTTCGCCAGAGATCAGATGATGGTGATTCTTTTGATTTGGATTCATTTCTTTTCCTTTAGGTTGTCTTCGATGATCTCGAAGATTTGATCTGCTGTCGCAGAATTGGGGATGGTGATTTCAGTGTTCCAATTTGGATAAAAGATTCCGAGTTCACCGCCGATTTTCACTTCGTCATGCCAAATGTCAGGATGGTTTTGCCACTTCACTGCTTCGATCAAGTGTTCGTTCATGAACATCAGTGGTGCGATATCATCCTTGACTAAGGCGTATCCCGCATCGTGGATTTGAGCGCATGGTCGAATGGCACATCGAAATTTTGATTGCCTGACCTTTTGCATGAACTCGACCCAGGCGCGGCTGTTGAGCAGGCACCAGCTTTGGCCTAGAGCGTTACCAGCTGTTCTCCCTTCGGCTTCTGCCTCATAGGGCGTCTTGCTATTGCCTCGAATTACCTGTTTCAGGAGAGGCGTCCTGAGTCGCAATCCGAAGGCGGCTGTGATATAGCCATCGGTCATAGCTGCATCGAGTTGCTTGTTAACCCACGCATCACTCACTTCGTATAGAACATGATACAGCCTTTCGACTTCTTTTGCCTGTTCTGGAGTAAATCCGTATTTCTTAACAAGTGCGTGCCAAGTGCCCTGATACGTCAAAGTGAATGTGGGATTTTTAGATCTATCTCGGAGGGGCTTGTACTTCTTCTGAATCGAATTGATGCTATCGACTGAATTGCCATCGATGTCCGGCATCTGCTTTCCGAAGTACGCAAATGCACGAAGCGAATGCCCATCGTAACCATCCGTATAGACTTTGAGCTTGTTCGGATCCTTCGTAGTAAGTGCTGAGATTCGATCTTCCAACGATGCGAAATCCACACCACAGAACATCCATCCAGGTGGTGCTTGGAAACAACTCTTCACCATCTTGATGTACACCAATTTGATCTTATGCCCCTTGCCTGTGCTTGGGAGATTTTGCAGATTTGGATCCGAGCTACTGAGACGCCCTGAAATTGTCCCTCCAAGGTTGTAGTTCCCGAACAAGTAATGCCAACCATCTGGACCCTCGACAGCTGTCAAGATATTCGGCATGAAATTCGTCGTGAGCGTATTGATGATTGACAGGAGTTGGAATGATTCCAGCAATTCTTTCAACAGCGGATGATCTGTGTGATTCATCAACGCTTCGATAGTTTCACCATTCGTGCTTGGCAACTTGCTGTCTGTGAGATTAATCACAGGTAACTGCAGCCAAGTGAAAAACAGTGCTCGTTTCTGCTGATCCGAATTCGGATTGAAAACTTGATTTGCTTCCTGTGGAGTGATCCTCTTCTTCTTCCACTTTGCGTTCATCTTGTTGGCGTATTCCACGTTGAGATAGTCTCTCGTGAATTCCTCGATGATCGGATTGGATAAGATCTTTTGATTCAGTGCTTCTTCTTCTTTGGTCAGCTGAGCGTTGACTTCTATCGCACGCTGCTTATTTACCGGCAGACCAGTCAATTGCATCTGGATGATGTCGATAGTTGCTGGCTTGAAAAGATTGATGTAGATCTCTTCTTGCTTATCATCGATCATTGTCTGCCAATACTTCTCATAGACGTACCAAGTAGATAGTCCATCAATGAGGTTGTATCTCAGTAAATCTGTCAACGGAATTCGGGTGATGTCAGCAATTTCGCTTTGAGCATAGTTGCCTGAATACTCCTGGGCTTGATCTTTCAGCGAGAGCTTGTTCCCTGCACAGCTATTTGTTGCCAGATAGGTGATGAGTTTCGTGTCTTCCCAATTTCTGAGAAGAATTTCGATGCCTTGAAGTAGACCTTCATTGTCCAAAAGATTTGTCATATACAACTGATAAATCAAGTCGTATACGTCATAGCTGATGCTGTGATAGATTGCACGTCGCAAATATCTTTCGAAAAAACTTCTGAGCAAAATCCGAATTTCTTCGTTCCGGACTTGTCGTCCGAATGGTGCTTCTGTGGCTCCAGGAATCTCGACGTAATCTACTGGGAAGGCAATGCCTTCATGCTTCGACCAACAGAACGTGATCGTGCCAATCCCTGCCTTGTGATGCTTTAGGTCGAATGCTTCGATGTCGATAGTGAGATCACAATCCATCGCCAGAAGTCTTTCCAACCATGCTTCAATTTCCTTATTGGTTCTAGGATATTCAGCGAAGTGGATGATGTCGTTGCCTGGAACTTCATAGCTATTGGAAGCGTGTGCAACCAACGCTTCCATTCCTTGCTTGATCTTTGCGCGCACCTTCACCGGGTCATAGAACACTGATCGGTAGTTCGGTATATACGCAACTTTCCATGGACCGTATGCGCAGTCCAACACGTAGCCAAGATTGACATCGACCTTCGTGACTTTCGTCAACAGCTTGAAGTAATCCGCATCTGCGACTGCAATATATTTCACTTGCATGTCTTCAAGAATTCGCACCAATTCACTGGTGATGAACTCTTTCATTTCTTCCGCTGGTGTCTTCTTCTTGTCTTGGGAGTAGTGCAGATCCAGAACGAGCACATCGTCATGCGGGATTTCGAATGGATCGATGTACTCTTTCTGGATCTCTTCCTTGCGGATGCTTGGAACCAAAAAGCAAAGCGGATAGTTGCCGTGCTCCGTTGCAGAGTAGGTCAAGTATGCCATTGGAAACCTCAGTAGATCAATCGGCTTATCGCATACATCTCGATTTTTGGAAGCATCTTTTCGTACATCTTCAGAGCACGAGCGTCATTGCGAATGAACCATGTTGGGTTTTCGGTACAACGATTAAGTTGGGCTATTTCTGGAACCAATGGGACAACTGAGTCTGGGAGTGAATCTCGAATCTCTTGAAGACTGTTGGCTTGGTGAAGTAACTTGAATAGGACTTGCCTAATTTGATCTTCGTCCAATTGGACTTTTCTAACATCCGATATGAAGGCACTTGCTTCGTCGTTCAACTCGAATGCGAGTGATGGCATTGGTATCTGCATTCGACGATTCGTCACCATCTGTGGCTTGGAGGCTCCGGGTATATACCGTTCCCCAAGATGTATGAATCCGTGGAAGACTTTCTTCTTGATCTCTGAATTTTTGCGGTTGAGATCTTCCACCATCTTATCGATTCGACGTTTTTCTGGTGCGAACAATGCTGCAATGATTTTGTCGATCCATTCGTGCGAATTTTTCATGATGACTCCTACTGAATCAGACCTCCGTACTTGTCCGCCAACTGTCCATAGAGGACGACTCGATTGCGAGCACGGGTAAATGCCACGTATAAGAGTCGAGCGGCTTCGATTGGATTGCGACAGGTGCTCAGGTTTGTCAAATCGACGTATACTGTGTCGTAGGTGCTGCCTTGGGCTTTATGCACTGTAGCAGCATCACGAGGACGGAGATCAGGATAGCTGTTTTTTAAATGAAAATAATGATTCCAGGCTTTATTCTTTCCATAGAATTTGATCAATTGATGGAAATGCTCTTTGTCCTCTGGTAGAGGAACATCGGTATACACATCTCCGAACTTGTTTTGCAGATCGGCGTATCGAACATCCATTGAAACTTGACCATCAATGTGGATTGTTTCGATCGCACTACCTAATTTAATGATTTCCAATTCCTCTTCGACGGAGATCATTCCCTTGGATGTTTGGATGGCGCTGTTGTTGATGAGTCTCTCACCCAGAATGTAGGTGTCATGGAACTGACGAAGTTCTCGAATGTGATTGTTGTACATCACGACACGTTGATTGGTGTAAGCCAGAATTCGAGCATCGGCATCTTGCTTAAATGTGTTCTCGATTTCAGCTTCCATTTCTGCATCATTCAATAGATCGATAACACCAGGGCGAATACGCACTGGGTAGAAGTCACCTGTTTCAACCGTATTTCGAAGTTGCTGACATAGTTGCATCAGCGCAGGCTGATTGTTATTTCGCATTGGTTCCGTCAGTTCAAAGAATGGCAGGTTGTAGCGATAGATTGGGCTGATTGGTTCCATGATCGGAGCCAGCTGACAATGATCACCGACGTACACGATCTTGCACTGGAACGTACCTTCACGAATCTTCTCCAATAGAGCATGATCGATCATCGATGCTTCATCGACAAAGATGATCATGTTCCTATGGATGCGCCAGTTGTTCGTCTTCTCAAGAAGACTCTTGCCAGTCTTGTAATCATCCTTCACTTTAAGATTCATGAAGGAATGGATCGTCTGAGTCGGACGATTGGTTGCAATGCTGAGAACTTCCGCAGCTTTGTTCGTTGTGGCTGTCATCACCACGTCGTCGAACTCTGACCGAATGCCCATCATTTTGCATGTCCTCTGATAGCGAGGCATGATTTCGTCGATCATGTGTCCCATCAGAAATGTTTTACCCACGCCTCCAGGTCCGCTAATGATCAGCTCGGTACCTTTGTCGAACAGGAATTGAAAGAAACCATCAGCTGCGGCTTGCTGTCCTTCGTTGAGGTTCATGGTGTTGTCTTGCATCGTAAATCTCCGACAAAAAAGCCCCCATCTAATATGGGGGCTTCGGTGTTCTCGTGGTAGAAGCTCAAGCAAAACGGCTGAGATCTGGCTTCCGGTAGTTTGGACCTTTCTTGATCTTCTTATTCTCATCGAACAATGGTTCGCCATCGACGAACTTCGAGTAGTTCGACTCGTTCACTTCGATCAATGCTCCGATAGGATCCATTTGGAGCATATACGCCGAACCTATTGCAGTTACGAGTTGATCAGCAATCGAATCGATGAAAGCAACACGATCTTTAATCCGCAGCACAGGATGCGTTTTTTTAAGATGATTTGCTAAACCTTCCAATGTGTTTTGTGCTGCATCTAAGTATTGTGCAGTAACATAATCATCTGTCTGAATTGCATTGAGCATTTCGCCTACTTCTTCGAAGTGCACACCGATCTGCACAGATACGCTCTGTTGCGTTGGCTTTGAAACCGCCTTACCGAACCATCGATAGGTATCAGCCAGCGGATTACGGGGGAGTTCCTGGATTTTCATTCTTGGTTCCTTGGTTCTGCGTCTGTTTATGCTTATCGACAATCAGTTGATGCACGTAGTCTTTCACAGAAGTATTTGTAACTTGATCTGCAAGCCACTCCTGTTGATCGGGAGTGAGCTTCAAGAAGATGTCTTCCATGAAACTTCGACGTGTATCTGCTGGTTTGATCTTTAGTGATTTCAGACGAAGTGTGATAGTAGTAGGGTGACAGTCCAACGCAGCTGCAATAGTAGTCAGTGACAATCCGACACTGTTCATTCGGATAATGTCGGCGTCGGTTGCCTTCCGGTTTGCGCGATAAACGGTGGACATACAATTTACCTCGGGTGAAAAAGAAATACCCCAAGTATATTTCTATACTCGGGGTATCTTGGAAGTCGCTTACGGATCGAGTAGAGCTTTCAGCGTATCGCCTGCGGTATTTGGCAAATTCCACACCGTCCAACTTTTCTTTGCCTTTTTCTTGAAGTCCAGCAATTCCTTCGCCTTCTTTTTGTCACCACCAATAGCCTTGTTCCACATCTGAGTCACAACATCCGTTTGTGTGATTTGCTTTGGTGCATCTTCGCTGAGACTCTTCGTGGTGTCCTTCGTCTTGGCGACAACCTTCTTCACATCGACATGCGAATCCGTTGCTGCCTGAGCCGCTTCCAGCGGCTTCACAGTACGCTTCGTTTTGGGCTTGGCCTTCTTGGCAGGTATCTTCTTCTTCGCCTTCTTGGAGCTGTTGGGGCGCTTGCTGGCGGTTTTGGGAGTAGGAACAGTTGGAGCAGCTTCACCCTTCGGTGTGATCTCCAATCCACCACCATTGTTCTGTGTGATCTTGACGTGTTCGATCACGCCAATGTGATCACCAGCAATGGCACGACTCAAGAGTTTGTTGCCACCTTCAGCAGCAGAGATCGGACGGTTTGAGTTGATGGCTTGATACTGCGCTTTGTCCAATTCGGCGATGATGTGATAACCACACACACGCATTTTGTTGGCATCGTAATCTGGTACTGCAATTACATCTTCCGGACGGACCTTTGCTAGCACGATCACATCACCCGAGAAGCTGCCCACATATCCACGACGGGCAACGTGCAGACCATTCGAGCATTCGTTTCGACGGTTAGGATCTACCATCTTTTCATCCATATGAACGAACGATCCTACTCGTTGTTTTACGTTTTTGCTATGTGCATCAACGTAATGTTCATCACGACGATAGAGTTTTTTGTAGATGATAATCGTACCGTCATCTGCCACTGGAAGATCACCACGTTCCATGAATCGCAGAAGATCATCGACAGTATGCTTACGTTTGTCAATTACACGACCAATGCGTTCCAGGAAGATTTCCATTCCCCTTGTGCTACCGCTTTTAACGGCACCATCAAATTGGCTTTTGATGCGTTCGGCACCGGGAATAACTCGACCCTTTGGTGTCACTGCAATGATGGTATCGGGATGTTTGTCGTAGTGGCCATCCTGCCCATCGTTTGGACGACTGTCATTCGGCGTATGCCCATCAACCGCAGTAGGTCGCTGAGGAGCCACACCCTCTTCGCTAAAAGTGGCGGCAGTGACTGGTGTGGCATGGGCGATGATTTCCTGAACGGCTGCCTGACGGCTTGCTACGACGCTCTCAATGGGGACTAAACCGATAACAGTCGGATCAATTGGATTGTTCTTTCCATGGAAGAGTTCGTTGAACTTCGCCTTGGCAATTTTGAAGAAGCGAAAACCACTACTGGCTTGTTCAAATTCCTTGAACGAATTTGGAGTGCTGAGATCGATGTCAGCGTAGTTCTGCTTGATCAGCAGTGGGGTGATGTATTCGAGAATTGGGCGAAGTCGTACGTCGCCCTGAAAAATCTCGATAGCAGTACCATCTTCCTTATAGAGGATGGCTTTTTTCGTGTCCACGACTGCGGCCACGATTCGAGTGAGCTGTCGCATGGTACCTCCTAGCTGAGAATTGTTTGGATAACTGCAACGATCTTGGATGTTGCAACTGGATCATTTTGGTGAGTCCGAAGCAATTCGGAAGCAGAATTCACGTCAATGAGACCGAGAAACGGATTGACGATCAGCTTATCAAGAAAATCAATGATCTCCTGTTTGAGTGGGATCGCCTCCACTTGTTTTTCTATAGCAGTCAGATCTGCTCTCTTTGAGTGTGGAGTAATCTGACGAAGTTCTTTCCAGATTACCCAGCGGTATTGATCTTCATCTGACAACACCGGAACAGCAGGCATCAGATGTTGTACAGCTGGGTTCTGCAACAACATTTCAACGAATCGAACGGACGGCTCTCGGTTGTACCAACCCAACTTGCTGTGAATATACTTCTCCATTTTTATTGGATCGGTGGAATGGTACTCCAACAGTGTTGGAGATGTACTTACATCATGTAAAATTTTTTGTACCAGATACAGATTAAAATCCATGGCTCCATTCTCGATGTACTTGTCGTATGTATCACTACGATTCGTCACAGCACCTTTGTCGCCATACAATCTTGCTGCTGCATGGAGAACTGCAGCAGAAATGCTGGGAGTATCATGACGACTTTCTTTGCCCGTAGCGATCAAGACTACGAATTCTGGTTTGGTGAGACGATCAGGATCGAGTGCTTCGGAAAAGATTTTTGTATCAATCCTGTTGTTCGCTTTGTCCAAGATGTAATTGAATTGGACTAGACCTGCCTTGTTCTTTTTCACTAGTGGAATATGAATCTTCTTCCCTGCAGCCGCATCAGCACGAACTTTCAGAATTTCAGCCTGTCTTTCTTCATAGGCTGTTTGCTCATTCGGCAAACGCCCCGTTAGATCAAGAACTTCGATTCCTTGGATCAGCTTTAACTTTTCCAACGCTTTTTCTGCAACATCTTTTTTTCGACTTACTTCGATTGCAAAATAAGCGTTCTTGACAATCGATCCACTGCAACCGAGATTCACCTCATTTGCGTTCTTTAAACGACGATGCAACATCTTTGCGTTGTGACAAAGAATCACGGTTGGAGTAAGTAAGTGCACAAGGTTGTGTGTGTGCGTATTCATCACAACTTGACTAACAGGGATCATTTCTTTTTCTTTGTAGCTTTTATGCTCAATATTGTTGCTCAAAAAATACATACTTTTTCTATCGAATCCAGGAAAAGTCTTCATCAATTCTTGAACCAAAGGAGCAAGAATATTCTTTCGCCACCATTCGGTGGCGATTTCACTTTCCTCGGACTGGAGATAGTAATCTCCATTTGGATTACTCACTTTCTTGAGATTTTGCTGCATGGTACGAAACCAACGATGCAACAGACCCTTGTCGAAATTGTGTTTTGCTTGAAGATTCCACAAGTATCTGGTGATAAACTTGAACCAGACATTTGCTTGTAGAGTACCACGACGACCACTGTATCGAAGTAATACTTCCAAAAATGCAAATTGATCCGTGGTCTTTAGGATCTTGTTCTGCACTAGATTAGGAATACCAGGAATAATCCACTCACCTAGTGGGAGTTTCATATGTAACATTGCATCTCTTTCTGCAGCATTGTCTACGTAATCATACACCATCGTTTTGTGACGATGCATGAGTTCCTGATTCTTAAAGAACACAGCAAGGAAATGAATAAGTAATTTTTTCACAGTATCTACTGTGATGTTGCTCATGGTCAGTGCTTCACGACTCGGAGTAATCGAAATGCTGTCAGGTGGGGCCAGCATTACGAGCTTACACGAGTAGTACCGATTCAAAAGATTGCTGACCTTATCGTAAAGCTCACCGAATTCACTCGACTTCTCGATGGGGTAGATCACATTGCCGTAGCGAACATAGATTCGACCTTTGTCGAAGTGACTAATGTCGGTCCTGGAATTTGCTTCTTGGTTCAACAGCACGAGACCACATTCGGACTCGTCCAATCCGAGAATTGGAAGCTGAGTGCCATTAAACAATGCACGAATATCACCATTGAAGACGACTTGTCGAATCAATTCTTGAAGTCGATTGTTGTGTTTTTCTGGGTTCAACGGAATTTTGACTGTGATGCCGGATTCTGTTGTTGGAAACGAAGCGATTGGAACGATGCTCGGCTTGCCTTGTACCTGAGCAGATGACTTGCTCATGTTATAGATCGTTTTTGTCCCTGCATGCGACGAAGTGACCTCGAAATGATCGGTGTAGGCGAAAGGCGACTTGCATCCAAGACCGAAACCACCAGTCTGACGACCATCGTTCTTCTTCGTACTCGCACCGTAGACACCGTAGATTGGACCGATCATGGCATCGAGGATGCCATTACCGTGGTCACGAATTGTCAGGTAGTCGTCATCGAGAGTGATGAGGATCGGTTGATCGACTCGACCACATTCGATATGTGCATCCCAGGCGTTGCAGATCGTCTCTCGCACCATCGCCAACATCGGATCTTTGTACAGAGCCGAAGAAAGGATTTGAAAGAATGCAGGATCGTCTGAGATACCGAAATTGATTTGCTTCTTACCACCGATGACTGCATGAGTGATGTGATCATCTTGATGTGCAACTAACATTGGTTTGCTCCTTTGTGGAAATAAAAAGCCCTACTAGTTTCCTAGCAGGGCAGTTGCCCACAAAAAGCAATGACGGTTAACCCGGCACGAATTCATTGGGGAGCATCTTGCGGTACTGACACCACCCACGGAAATTGCCATGCAACTCTGGGTGTTCCCATACCATCTCTTCTACATCGCAACGCTTCTCGACATCCCATTCTGGATATTGCAAAACATCAGGTGTTGCCTGATGCTCAGCTGGGCTTGCATGGAGTGGTTCACTTACGAGTAATTGATGGAATAGTTCGAGATCCTTCTCGATTGGAGCGATTGTGCCATCGAATGCCTTGTAAGACACACGAGCACATCGAGCAACAGAGATTTTACGAACGATCTCCAATTTCTCCTGATAGGACGGCATGTCACGAGTGATTCGGTTGATCTGGCAGTAACGCTCAGCTGCCTTCCAATCTTCAGCCGTGATGTACGGCAGATGCCATTCACCAAGATGGATTGGATTTGGCAGACTTTCATCAGATGCGAACTTCATCAGTCGAGCCAGCTCTTGGATTTCTGGCTGTGCATCCTTATGATCTCGCAAAGCAAACCAGTTGTTGAAGTCTGTAGCTGTCACAAGAACGTCGATGTATGTAAAAGGTTCGAGCAAACGATTCACGATTTGCTTGTGGTATCCAGCTTGCATGAAAGAATGCGCAAGACTAGCTGCATTTGCTGCTGCTTTTTTCCAAGCACTTTTCTTATCAACCTTGTATGGATCCTGACGATTGTCTTCCCAAACTGAAACCAACTCGTTGTGTTCTTTCGATGCTTGCATTCCTGGTTCATTTGCTCCCCAATGAATTGGACCCCAGGGATCAGTACGAACTTGCTCGATGATCTTTGCACTTGGACGTGCACGACTTGATCCAGCATTGCGAGAGAAGACTCGATGTGTCATCAACTCGGAATGGATTGGACGCCAATAGCGAAGTTGGAATGTACGAAGACGAATACCATCTGGAGAGATGCTATCAGCAACGATGGTAGCTGTGGCTTTGGTGTTCATTGAATTGGTTTCCTTTCGTATAAGTACCAATGTGGTTTGAGGGTGATCTTGTTAGCAATTCTTTGTCGTAAGAAAAACAAATGATGGATTTAACATCACACATCTCCTAAAAAAGAAAACCCACCGCTTAGGTGGGTTTACTGAATGCGCGATAGCCGTCACCTTCGCATCGTCTCTTTAGATCTTCCAGCTCGTAAATATAATGACGCTCTTCAGGTGTTCGAGCATCTCGTTTCATCTGACTATCTGCGAGATTGATTGCCCACTGAATAGCATCAGCTTTTTCTTTTCTTGCCATGGATTTCTCCGGAAAAGTGTCATCTAAACAGGGCCAGTCTATCCTGTCCTTTCACTCGGATCTACTTACGTATTCCAATCTCGGCATTAGATGGCATAGAAATTAGTGTCCCGTGTCGCCGGGACCACGCGGGGTCTTTTTGGTTATAGGGCTTCTCCATTACCCCATGCTCTTTTAAGCTGCGAGACGCAGCTGTGGAGCAAACGCATCATCGTTCGCGTTTAAGGTTTTGCGCTGATTAGGTCAGTCGCCTGTCCAGCTGCGTTCTTTATATCCATTGCCTGTCGAAACCTTTGCAGGCCCATGATGAAACCCTCTCGTACTGCGGCCAGAAACACCTTGCTGTAAACGCAGAGGCTCAAGCATGGCCTCTACTGAGCAGTCTCTCATATATGTCCATCCGAAGATGCAGAGACCAATTTCTTGCAGTTCGACGCCCTTAGAGTCTTACGACACGAGAGGGTTTCATGGTGGACCTGGCGGGAATCGAACCCGCGTCCAAACAACTTATTTTAAGACCGAATTACAGCTATTGCTTTATCGAAACTTCACTGCCAACGACGACATATACGCTCCGATATTTAAATGGAGATGCATTCTTAATTTGGTATCGATGTCCGGGATGTTCATCAACTGGGTCCGCAACACCAGTTCAATATGGCGGATACCTAAGAAAGTGTTTTTCAGTTCCCGTCTCTCCATGCGCTGCGCACTGACTTTCGTCGTTCGCGGTACTGCCCCATTGGGTCGATGGCCTACGTACCTACTCGTCAATACGCAGCGCATGAAAAGAAAGTTAGTGGAGATTCAGTGCCGGTTACTGTATCCGGCGATGGCGTGCCTAGCTATGCAAGCAGGAAGCATAAGACCCATCAGATTTGATTAACTACTTGCGCAGATCTGGATTCGGGACCGGGTTATCGTACCGGCACGAGAACGAGCCTCGACGCACTTTCGACGACTTTTTTGTTTGGGATTACACATCCCGAGCAGGGTTTGGAAAGTGTAACTATCAGACTTCTCTGCTCACACTGGCCTGTGTTAGGCGACGTGTCCGAGAACCTCAACTGCTCGGAATTAAGAACTCTGGCACATGGGAAGTAAGGCCCGACCGTAAGTAAGTTCCACGCCATAAATGGTCCGCGATGTAGGATTTGAACCTACGACCCTCTGCTCCCAAAGCAGATGCGCTACCAGACTGCGCTAATCACGGAAAATGCTCAAGAAGCTGCGTGCTGAATCTTATCAGCTGTTGGGAAGATGTTGCCCCGATACGCAGCTTCTTGAACACTTATTACGATCTTAATATGCCTTTGCAACTTTGTCAAAGGCAAAGATTATTTGGCTCGATTCTTTTGATTTGCACGCTGTCGAATTGGAGACGAATCGGGAAAATGACGGTAATCCTTTTTTGGCGGGTGTGCAACAAAATTCCGCCAAGGATGCATAGGTTTCTTTTTTGGTTTAATCACGATGATGATCTCAGAAAAGGTCAGGGATGGCTGGTACGTTTTTACAACACCAGCATTTGTTAGTGGGAGAAGCGATCCACCGCGAGTAGGTAACGAACCTACTCTACCTGAAAGCCTAGTTTAATCCCCCGGCAGTGGAGGGCAAATCTTCTCTTTGTCATCCAGCCTCCGATTTAGTATTCGCCTCAAAGGGCTTTACGTATCGGTTAATGACATTGCGGAGATTCCGATTTCGCTCCGCTCGACATCCCTGAAGGTGGAACGATGCTCCGAATTCCACGGAGCTGCTGATAGAAGGGGAGGCTACCAGCTTGGTGATAGCTTTGGGGAGAAGCATTTCACCTATCGGGAGAAGGAGAACTCCCGAATCTTGATCAACCTACGCGAATGTAGGTTGCGTTGCCGACTTGCAGCGTGTCTTCGTAAGCAGCATCCGGCTTTGTGAAACCGATAAACGACTTCCATCGAACCTGTGGACGACTGATCTGAGCACTGCGACTGGCATTGGTCCATTCGGCAGGACTGATGATTTTATTGTTGTGATTCAGCCCGATGGCATCCGTGAACAGATGCGATTGGAACTGATCGTGATCCAGCGGACTTTTCAGCTGTTCGGTGAGGTAGCCCTCTTTGTCCAGCATCGCCAGCACAGTGAAACGCTCAACCGTATTGGCACCACGCAGATCGATCACCTGGATCTCTCGTAGCACACTGGCATTGCTTTGAGTTTCGCTATAGCCCGCAATTTCAACTTTGTCCAGATTCGGCTGTTCTGCTGCCGTATCCGTCATCGGAATTGTTTCTGCTTGTTCGGGTTTCGGCTTGCGGTTGTACTTTCGCTTCGGTTTGTCATCCACCGGAGTACGACGAGTGTAGGCACGTTTTTTAGTAGCCTTCTTTGTCGCTGTCTTCTTCGCACTTTTGCGAGCGGTTTTCTTGGTTGCCATTGTTTCCTCTCTTTGGTTTGGGGTTTATAAACCCATGAAACGATTGACGGTTAGCTTTCACGAGCTGGAACAGGTCGATTCTCTTGGTTCTGATACTTGCCATCATAGCAAACCCTCGACGACAACTCATGGAAGATCACTTGTGCGATTCCAGCACCAGCTGGAATAACCAAACCTGTGTTCCCATGATAAACCAATTCGAGGGTTAAGAAACCTTTCCATCCAGGTTCGATGACCGTGTTGAAGACGGAAAGACCTTGACGTGCCCATGAAGATTTGTCGTGGACAATGCCTACCAGATGGGTTGGCATGTCAAATTCTTCCATCGCTGATGCAATACAAAATCGTCCTTCATCAAAAGAAGGTTCATGTCCAGGTGGCATTACACCAACGCATTGAATACCGGAAGCATCTTTTTTAAACTCGATGTTTTGAGCAATCCGAATATCGTAGCCAGCTTCAGACAGACCATGACTTACACCATGGTCTTTGTCCTTGTATTCAAGCATGTTCTTAATCGGAGCAGCAATTAGTAATTTCATGTCATTAATGACCATGATTTCCTCCTTTGGTTCAACAGTTTTGAATTATATCATCCGTTGTACCAACCTTGTGGACGATCCATTTTACGCTTACGTTTGCGTTGAGCAGCTGCCATGGTTTCCTTCTGCATCTCTTCTGGCATGCTTCGATTGCCACTGAGAATTCTATTGTGACGAAGACCACCCCCATAGAAAGATAGCATTAAAGGCAGCATCCCCGTAGCACGAATTGTATTACGCATTTTGTTCTCCTTACCTGATGTGGAGTATCTTTCCGAATGGGGCAGATGCACCGGGTTTGTTGATTGCAATCCAAATCAATGGAACGTCGATATTAGGTTGAATGATTGCATCGAAGAAGCCCATGTCAGTAAAGACAATCGCAGTAGTAGGCTTGTGTTTTTCAATGTGTTCTCTAACTGGTTCCCAGAGGGTACCACCACGACCTACGATTTGAATCTCGTCGAATGGATCCTCTTCTTTGAATTCCTTGGTTGCTTGAATACTGTCGTCGAATTGTACGAGTGTCAAGCGCTTTGGCTTTAACACTTCCTGGATGTATTTCACTTCGCTGTTGAAACGAATCACATCTGTTTCAGAACACGAACCCGAAACATCGAGATAGTAAATTAGATGTTCTAATCGTCCATCATCCATACAACGAGATGGAAGGTAGATGTCTGAATAACGCCTGTTCGGTCGTTTCCAGCTATAATCCTCTTGTAGCAAATCAGTGAAGAATTGCATCAACACTGTCTGCCATGGAATCTGTGGTTCAAGAAACTGTTTGACAATCTCCTCGATTTGCCCAGGAATCTTTGTCACACCAGCAGCTTTTGCCTGATGGATTGCCTGTACCACGTTGTTGATCGTAGCTTGAATATTTATATCACTGACTGGAACCTTATCCGTACAACAACCGCTACAGGGTGGAACGGTTTGTTGCTTAATCAGATCATCGTAAATATCTTCTTCAATCCATCCGATGTATTTCGGATCACCACGAGCATCTTCAACACCGACGAAGGTACATTTTTCTGCTTCCAGCATTAGATTGATTTTGATGTCGCAGGCTTTGTTCCATGTTCCTGGATCTCGGGTTCCTCTTCGGATGTTATGAAGTAAACCAACATGCCACAATTCATGTTGCAATACTGTTTCTCTAGACAATGGAACAAGTGACTGAAAGAAACTTGGATTCCACATCAGATTTATTCCATCTGTTGCGGCTGTTGGATAATTGTTGGTCCATAAAAAATTCAATGAACACATGAGCGAACCAAGGAAAGCAGCATTCTTGTCGCTCATGAAGACACTCGACTTGGTTCGATCCAAGTCTCGTGTCAGTTCATTGAAGTCAATCTCTTGCGGATCAACTTCGACTTTCAAGTTCATGATTATTCCTTAGCCGGTGAGGTACCGAGCCAGTGCGGACATTGCACGAATGAACGGAGAATGCGTTCGGAACGTTGGTTGACGTACCATCACCGAACGATAAAACAGAACCCGGAAATCGAAGGTAAAACGATCTGCATAGATAGCAAGATCATTGAAATTTTCCTCTGTAATCTTTTCCATCATGTGCGAGATGATTGCCCATTTGGATCCGTTATCTTGTGGTACTCGGCAATTTTGAGGATCCTGTCTAATCTCTTGAATCGTTACGAGATTGTGATAGACCCTTGTAAATTGTACGAAGTCTACCGCTACACCAGACGTAATGGTGCCAGCGAGCAAAGTTGCAGTCTCATTCTTCACATCCCGATCTTTGATTAGGCGATTCGTGAATTCCCAGGTACGAGGACAGCAGAATGTTTTCTCGTTGTGATCAGGACGGAAATCCATCAGCTTTGATGGATACTGTGACAGGAATCCAATGATTCGACTGTCGTAGTTTTCTTTCAGTGCAACATCGTACAGCCATTCCTCGAAGTCGATTCGCATTTCGAGATGTACAACGCGGCTCTGCATGGCTGTGCTGATCGGGTTAGTGATAGCACGATCCGTTGAGAGATTCCCAGCGGCTGTTAGAACGGCTTTCTCGTGTAGGTTGTGCTGACCCACCTGACGATCCAGGATGAGCTTGTAGGCCGCAGCCTGGACGCTCTTGGAGGCAGCGTTGAATTCGTCGAGGAATAGCATCCAGCCCTGCATACCTTTTGGCAATTCCCTGCCTTCGACCGGGAATAGATCAGCGAATGGCGAGAACACAGCTTCGCCATGTTCGTTGAATCGAGGTAGGCCAGAGAGATCTTCCGGAGCACTGGTACTCAGACGGTGATCAATCATCTTCAATTGAAGGTCGCTTGCGATATTTCGCATGATGGAAGATTTGCCCATGCCAGGACTTGACTGCACATAAGGTGTCAGTCCAGCATAAAGACAATCGGTGACAAATCCCCTGATTTGTCTTGGGGTGCATTGATAAAGCTCGGTCATTGGTATTGTCCCCGGTTAGCATGAACAACTAAAACTAAGAAAATTATTTCTCTTGTCATGCGAAATTTCGATTTGTTTGAAATCGGCCAATTTGTCCCAAAAAGTTGGGTCAATTCTTACACCTTCAAAAGCACCGCCACGAGTAATGTAATCACCCCATGCGTATGGGCCATCACTAGCATTGACATGCGACATTGCTGTTTCAATGACTTCTTTCATGGTTAGCAATGAACCATCTTCAGCTTGGTTGATTCGACTGTTGAGATTCTCTGTGTAAGCACGAATCCATTCGTATGCAAGAGCAACAGGATCACCGCATATCACTCTGGATTTGTGTTCGTTTTCTGGGTATGGAAATTTCATTACGCCCCTTTTGGAAAATCCGGGTGATCCCAGACATGGCGCAGCGAAGTTACCATTCTTGGATTCATGATGAACCAAAAGGATTCACCACGCTTTACATTGCGTGGAAGAAACGGATCTACGATGCCTTGCGAAGGCACCTTGCCGTTAAGATTGGCATCAATCATCTGCGTGGAACCAGCAGGATAAGCGGTGCCGTGGAGAATTCCGATTGGCTCGCCTGGACGAAGATCCATTCCAGCTACAACAGGTTCGACAGCCAGATGAATCGCATCACGATGCTCAGGTTTGAAATGGATCATGCCCAATGTTTCAAGAGCATCGGTGCTTGGAGTACGGTTACTCATGTTTTTTCCTTGTCTTGTGGGAAACCACCCGCAAAACAGGCTAAGCAGAAGGTGGCGGTCGAACAATAATGTAGTGACCAGCTTTGTCGGTCATCTTTACACCAGTAAAAGAAGTTGGATCTCTAATTGCAATGGGAATTTCACTCATCTGATATTCGATGTTGAGTGCTGTCAAAATTCTCCCCACCATTTCCATTAGTCGATTATTAGTATGCCGGTCATCGCAATGATCTTTAACCATCACTCTGGTATTTGGAAATTGCATTGCCATCTCGGCGTACTTGCACGCCAATCGAGAAGTACGTCCAGTTGCACGTTCTTCTTTTGGCTTTGGATCCAGGATGTCCGAGATCAAGTAGATCGTCTCTTCGCCTGACAGATACACTGGATTGCGATGAATATGATCCGGATCAAAATCCTCGGTCGATTCTGTCGAGGTCATAATCTTCTCCGTACACCAAAGCTGCTTCTCTTGGCTCAAGATCTGTGTAACGAAGTAGATGTTCATCCGAAAGACCAGCATCGTGATGATCGATACCGAAGAATTTCTTCAGATGTTCATCGAATGAATTGAGCCAGAGATCAGGAATCATCACAGCACCATCCCCTTGCCGCACGATTCACAGAACGCAACCTGTGGATTGTCGTAGCAGTTTGTACACTTCTGCTTGACTTCTTCTTTCTTTTCTTCTTCTGGTTCCCAATCCTCGGGATTGCCTTCTTTCCATTCGATGCCGCATTCGTCTTCGCAGTCATCGCACGAGTGTCCTTTGTCGAAAATTGTGGTAGTCACCCAATCCTGTTTTTGATGATCCCAGCGAGCTGCTGCATCGGCGCTCACATTGGGGCTTCCACAGCGATCACATGCTGGATATTCAATCTTACTTGGACTGGGATTTGTAGCAGTGCCATCAGCTGCAAAAGGATTACGAGTCATCGTCTGGTTCCCAAGTGATCAGAACTCGAAAAGTTCCTTTTAAGAAATTGTGTTCATCTTTTGGAATGTGCTTAAGCATTGAATTAAAGTTTTCGTCCAATGCTTCTGCAAAATCTCGGCTCCCGTCGTACATAGATTCATCATCGTATTTCTTATCAAGAAGAGTAATCATGTACTTTGGGAGGCAGCTAACACAGATGGAACCTGTGCTTGGTCCCCCTGTAGATTTGATTGGTAGATTGCATTTCTTGCAAAAAATGAAAGCCTGTGTAACAAATCCTTCATTCTTTGCATAAATCTCTCTACCATTTGCTGCATAGCCAACAACCAGGTTTTCATTTTCGTTGCTCATTTTCTTCTTTCCTTTTTGCCATTGTGCGTTCGGCTGTTTCGCGCCATGTGATTTCAATGGCACCAGCGGCAACAGCTTTGGCTCGGGCTGATAGACAGATATCGTAGTGCTCTCTACTGGATCCAGGGTACTGAATCCATTTTCGAGCTACACCTATCTTGTCAGCCATTGCATTGAGTTCTTCGGTGGTGTCGGCAATCATGTGACACATGATCATTCGACGGAATGGTGCTCGCATGTCATCAACATAGACGGCCATAACTTATCCTCAATAGATGATGCAATTACTACAACGATAAGGACCACCTGATCCAAGATCTCTTGGGGAGTTTGGAGCACCACATGCAACACAATCATTGGTGTTTGGGTCAACATCGAAATTGTTTATATTAGGTTTGTCATGCCCTAATAGAATGTGCTTCCATAATGCAGTATTGTAGGCAGCATATCCCGCAATATAAGTAAAACCATTTTCAATTGAATTACCAGAACGAGTTATTTTTGTATGGTATGTTCGTCTTTTGTTTGGTTTACTTTCGCAAATTGTTTCGATTGTAATTGGAGAGTTATTGAAAGCGTGAGCTTTCAAAGCATCTTGAACGATTTTCACATCCATCGAATTGTGACGATCTTGATGAATGATTCGCTTGAAAGCATTTTCTGGACTGTTTGGAAAAAGCTCACTCAGATCTATTTTCTTTTCTTGTGAGAATGAATGTAAACAACCCAAACATCTCTTTTCTGGATCGCTATTTCCACAGCCACCACATACAGTATTATCGTTCATGATTTTGCCCTCTTGGCTCTACGCCTTTGATTTTTCAGATGTGTGACCAATTCTAGATGTTGTGGATTGCAACACAGTCTCTGGTTGCACAGATGATCCACCTGTTTCTTCCCAGGAATATAGCCGAAGTAATGCGTGTAAACCACGATATGTGTAGCGACGGTTTGACCATCGAGACACATACGGCCATAGCCACCACCTCGACCAGAACCAGATGTAGGGCCAGTCCATAGATGGCATGGAGACGCCTTGTTGTTGATTTTAAACCCAATATCAACAATCTCACATCGGGCTTCAATTTTTTCGATGATCGTCAGACGACGCCCTAGATTCATTCGGAATACGCCTTGTTGTGTTGCTTCATCTCTTCAAGTGTTGCTACACCGAATTTATGAACTAGCGTTGCTTGTATCCAACTAAGCCAGCGATTGACTTTTCCGATGCTCATTGGCTGATCTCGGATCGTATCGAGCATGTAAATCAGATGTTGCTTCTCTTTACCGCGAGATAACTTCTTGATCTGTGCTCGATGTCCTTCAGCTGCTTTTTTGGCCCAATGATTTGTTGCTTGATCTATTTCGACTATCAACTCTCGAAGAGTTGAATTGCTGACATGGACACCTGTCTTTACTGCATTAGATGCATTGCTAACTCGCTCTTGAAGCGTTTTCATTGTGTATCCTTATTCCAAGATTCTCTTTGAAAGAATCGTGTTTGACTCCCATCATTTTCAAGAGATCCCTGACCTCTTGCCAGATGAGAACGCTGTTGTCGTAATCTTCTTGGCTTGGTAGCGGTTCACCACGTAAAGGAATTGGAACTCGAAGAGTACGACCTGGATGTTTCATCAATAGCGTGTAGTACGCTTCGACTTGTTTGTAATGAAGATCTTGATCGACCATTAGTACACATCATCTATGATGATGGCTTTTATTCCTTTGCCATTGCTAATTGGGTCTTGCTGACCATATTGAGCACTAAAAGTTATAGTTTTGATTTGATGAACTGCTTCTTGTTGTTTTTCATTAAGAATACGAATTTTGAATGTTTTACCCTTTTGAAATTTGATGCCCATTAGTTTAAGAGCAGATTCAATCTGCACCATCACTTCCTGACGTTCTTTTGTATTGTCCCTTGCTTGAATTTGTCTTTTGAGCTTTTTGATATGGATCCACTTTCCACGTTGGGTCAATAATACTCTTAGGTAATGTTGAACGCGATCCATATAAGATTCCTCGTGTTAGGCTATCTATAAAATCATCATTACGATGCGGAGTTGAAATAATTTGCGCTATTTGTGATTTAAGCGTCAAATAATCTTTTATCTGCCTTTGTCTATCTTCTCTTGTTTTTGAACCAACAACTTTGATTCTTCGTCTATATCCTGGTTTTATTTCAATTCCTACAAGTTGGAAAGCTAATTTCACTTCATTGTAGGTATGGTCATCTGGCATTGTGATCTCGACATCTTCATTGCACATCATTAGTCTGAGAACAGTTTCAATGTCTATGTTCATATTGATTTCCTAATAATCATCACTTGCTCTCGGTGCTGACAAGATTGGCCTTTCCAAAGGTGGGTTGCCCACGTACAGCCCTAAGTTGCACCATGAGGCTTTTCTCTTGGTTGACAATATCCTGCAACGATTCCTGGTAAGCTGCCTTCGCCTTTAGCCGCTTTTGCTCCAAATACAAAAGCTGAGACCTGATGTCCGCAACAACAAGGACTTCCTGCGTCTCCTGTGGGAGTGCCTTGAATCGTTCGACGTTATCGCCAAATAACTCTGACGCCTCTGCCCATAAGTTCTTGTTCACGACGCACTCTCCGGTGCGGATTGGCGGGCGGCGTCGATATTCTCTGCGAAAGATCGATATGGCGTCGGTTCAAGTCCGAGACCTTCAAGCACCATGCATGCGGCCGATGTTTTGGATGAGTCATACCGACGCGCGACTTCGTGCCACCTCTCCGCATTCTTTCGCAGTGCATCATTCATCATTAGCGCTCGTCCGTACATTGAGAGTGTTCCTTTGCTATCACTTCTGGGGACGTTATGCTTATCCATGCACAAGTGAAAAGACTCAATGTCTTCGTTAGCTAGTTCGAGCTTATTGTCCAGCGCATCTCGCTCGCGCTCTGCGGCCTTCCGCTTATTGAACTCGTCAACTTTCTGGCTCTCGGCGACTTGTCAAAAGTCGAGTCGCGTTTGCGCTAATCGCTCTGCGGATTCGGCGCGCAGTCTTTCGGCCGCCACCCTTGCGTCGGCGTAGGCGTATTCGATTTCCCAGCCATGCAACTCGGCTTCTCGAATGGCCCCGGCGGAAGGCGGGCCGTCCATCCATTGCCATTTGCTGCGTGGGCTTCCCGTGTGCAGACGGTACGCCACAATCGCTACCTCGCCAGTAGGTGCAGGCTGGGCAATGAGAGCGAGAAGGTCGCGTTCGATTTCGGTGAGCATGGCATTGTCGCTGCCGGATGCGCCGACGATTTCGCGTATACGTTCTGCAATCGCAGTTAGTTGTTCGTGTAGTTTAACCACGGTTGGTCTCCTGCTCTTTTTGCACTTCGTCCGCCGTTTTCACTAACCGAACCACGTTGCGATCCTCATCGAACTCGACGCGATCTCCGTATGCGTATTTGTCGGTGAGTAGATGATTGTTGATCTCTGCCTGATTCTTGGGCAGATCAGCGTACTGCGTTGCCCAGAAAGATTCTCCCGGGATTTTCAGTCTGATGTTCTTGAGATCATTCATTAGTTTGCTCCGGGTTCAAGGCGGCGGTGATTCCAGCTTTCATAGCGCCGATGCGATTTGCCTCTTTCTCCATATACTTGACGCGGGCAGCTTCGCCGCGTGCTGCCATCGTCTCATCGATCATCGGCTGCGCATCGCTGGTGGTGAGGCGGCGGGCGAACTCGCGAAGATGCGCTGCAGACATAATCCAATCGCAACTCCCATCCGCATAGGTCGTCGGCGGTTTAATTTCGCTGGCCAACGCCTCGACGCCAGTATCAGCAGACAAGCAAAACTTGACTGCTGCGGGCTGCGCGTGGGATTTGCGGAACTGTAGAGAGTCGTCGAGTTTGCGCGCCTGATAGTATTCCTCGGTGCATGAGTGCCATTCAGTCCACGCATGATCGCCGCTACACCACCGCCTCACTTCGTACCCGATAGAATTTGGATCGCTAACCCCTTCCGTGGCTTCGGGCTGCGCAATCGTCAAAGATTCCTTGACAGTTGCGGGCTGCTCCACGCGGTAGCCGATGATGTCGTCAATGCTGCCGTTGTGGCTCCATCGCCACTGACTTGCTGTCGCAATGGTTCCATCTCGCACCATGCACGTAACGTCGCGATCCCGCGCATCCTTCGGGCACTCCCCACCGGGCCAAGGGGTGAAGCCCTCGGGGATCGGGGGATCGGCGCTCACTGGCTGCTGCGTTGTTTCGGGCTGTATTGCTTCGCCGCGCTGGTGCAGGAACATGCAAAAGTTCGCCACGTCGCGCGGGTCGCCCTTTGCGACGTGATCGCGCAGCATGCGGGACAGCGTGTCGGCGTTACACTCCGGACCATCCCAGCCGCCACGTCCCTTCGCGCGAGCGGCGGCAAGCTTGGCCTTCATCTCGGCAGCGAAGCGATCCACGGCTGCGTCGTCGGGATGCGTTGCCTCGACCTGCGCTACAGGTGGCTCTTGGACAGTGTATTCCTTGGCGATCACATCGCCTGGATAAACCTTGTTAACGGCAACGACTCCGTGAATCGCGTCTTGCACATGGATCAAATGTGGTTCCTGCGTGGTGGAGAGCAAAGCACGCAATTCTCGTTCTGCGATTAGCGCAGTCTCAAACGGAGCGGTTGAATCAACAATTCTAGGGTCAAGATCGTCTAACTTTCGTCCGAAAGCGTTAAAGACCGTATATGCGATAGCATCGGCAGCCTTTCTTACTGTGACACGCCATTTTTCCGGCACCGCAGTAGCGGTCTGTGACAGCTCACGCGTTTTTTGATGAAGAACGTCACTCATGATTTTCTCCTATTTATGCAATTTTTTGCATTGAAAAATGAAAGGCCCGCCTAAAGCGGGCTTTCTTTCGTTTTGGCGAGAAAAAATCTAGACTTTCGCTAAGTACATACTTCCGTTTTTTTAGCCGTACAGCTTGAATGTCGCAGTCGCAAGATAGCCGCTGCGCGATATACGCCAATACTGGGCAACAACCGCCGGGAAGTCGAAGTTCTTGTCGAGCGTACCCGTGTCCGTAACGCCGCTGACAGTTGCGACCGTTGTCCAGCCAGACGCTCCTGTGAGCGAATACTGGATCGTCGCGCTGTTTAGATAGCCGGCTATTCCACCCCAGATAGGCAGGTTCCCGCCGCCGAGAGCGATCCGGCTGACGGGCCTTGGTGTCCCAAGATTCGCTTGGATAAACTCAGCGCCGGTATTGTTGGTCGCGGCTCCAGTAGCTGCGCCTACCCCGGAAGACGAGTTAGCGTCGCGCATGTTTGTCGAGTTGGCGGCTAAGCCTGAATACGTGGTGCTCTGCGTCCAGGCGATGCCGGCGCTGATCTCCGAGATCGCGCCGGCGCCTGCGGTGTTGACTGGAACCAGATTGGCAACCAAATCGTTTGCAATCGTCATAGAAGCCATGTCTGGGATGTTATTGGGCCAGAACCCTGCGTTTACTGGGTTGGCCGCAGAACGCTTGTAGAGGGCATCTCGAACATGGTGGAAAATCACATGCCCACCTTCTGGGCCGAGCAAGTCATTCTCATCATTGTGCTCGAAAGTACCGATTTTGATGGAACCAACGGGAAGAGCATCGTTCTCCACCTGCACTGTGGCAGTTCGAGAAGTAGCGTTGTAGGCGATTTGATACGTAGGCATAACGGTCTTTTCCTTGCGCAAGAAAAAATAAGGGGAGCCCCCCGAAGGAGACTCCCCTATATTACCTCAAGACAAAGCGTAATCCGTCTCAAGAATATCTTTCCATAAATTTGGATCTAGCTTACCGATATTGAGCTGCTTGCCTGTGATCTGGGACAGTAGATATTGCAACAGTTTAGATTTGGCGATCAGCATCAATTGTCGATTGTACTGTTCGCGTAGATCGTTCCCGTAGTTCGGTAACACACGGAAACAGTCATGCACAGCAATCACCGTGAAGGGTCTCTCAGGTAGACTCTCAATGAGTTCCCATATCACTTTGCGATCTACGAGACTCACATTGTGTGCGTGCAAGTGATCGAGGATCCTTGCACTGAGATAGTTTGATTCCTTGTAATGTTCCCAAAGAATTTTCACCATTCTTGAATCATTATCCTTGTGGTCATGTTGGCCTACAATTACTGCATCCAAAAACCCTGTGATCTGTAAGATTCGATCCACATCATAGCTACAACGTCTTGTGATTTCTCTTACAATCATGCCATCAATAGAGTGAATGCAATTTGCACCTAACGAGCGTCCTTCTTCAGTTGGTTGATTGACCATGTAGTACGTATCGTAGGGTTGGTTCATGAAATGCACAGTTTCTTTCATCTGTGCCATAACTCGTATATGTGCATGGAAATTGTCTGGCAGAATCCAATCATGCGAAAGAGCTTCTGGATTCCACATACTCAAGAACGCTTCGTTTAATTCCCATGCTGCCGGTGCTACTTCACCCATAACTTCATAGAAGATTTTGAGCTGCGCACCTTCACCGAATACTTCCTTCGGTACCGCCACTGAACCGTATAACGAAGTCATGATAGCTCGCTTACAGTCGTCACGACTGATACCACCAGCATATTCACCTAGGCGATTGATCAATCTGTCCACCATGATCTCGAAGACATTGGTATACGCATCCTCTCGTTTACCTGTACTGACTACATTGCATAGTCGTGCAGCATGACGATCCCCTGTCAATGCAGCAAGGATCTGAAGTCCGCTCGACGTTGCATCGAGGGAAATAGGATAGCCAATAGGTTGTCCACTCTTGACTTTTTCCCATGCCTGCAAGCCTGCATAGAAGAGAGCAGGTTCCGCAGCAGCATGGAGCATTTCATTCAGACAATGTTGATGTTGTTCGAACCAGTCTAAACGATGTTGCCATGTTGACTTTTCCAATCCGAACGAATTGGCAATGTCGATCATCAGGTATTGCTTGCCTGTGAATCTCTGCATGAATTCCTCCTTTAATCGACGAGTTTCATATACGAATAACTTGTATCTTTCCCTTGGAATAGATCATTGAAGATATCTTCTCCTGCTGTATAAGCATTTTCTGGATCACAATCAGAAGACACTTTTATTGAACAATAAGCACCACTCCTAATTAGATTGAAATGTAGCTCATATTCTTTCATTCGATAATCTCCTGATCTGCAAACTCGATCACTGCTTTATTCCATGGTGCACCCTGATAAGTGACATGATAGCCCTGACAGTAGATTCGACCACGCTTGTCGTAGCGATGGGTGAGATAGAACACATTACCTTCTTTTAGCAACAACTGGATCACATCTTTAGCTGTTCTGTCATACTTTTCGAAGGCACGCTTACGTTTCTTGAAATCTTCCTTAGTCTCACCTTCTTTTGGCTTGTCCAGATTCCGCCATTTGTTCTTAACCATCCTGACGGTATCTGGATTGATGACAAATCGAATCTTGTTGACTCGATTGATGTGATCCAAACATACGTCATCGTTGTGATGGTTTTGTCGTAGGATGATGCTGCCACCACTGGTGAGATACCCAGTTGTTCTGTTGTTGTGTACCTTCATTGGTTCAACGACCATTGGCAATGGGAATTGGAATCTATCTAATTCTGCTTGCACATCTGCTGAGATGTCGAACCTGACGATGAAGATTTTAAATTGCATGTCGTAGTCCACCAAATTTGCTTCAGCTGCTTTCAATAACATGTCAGCAGTTAATTGGTTATCTTTGAAGTGATGTCTAAGACAGCCAATTAGTGTGGTAAGTGAAGCACGTTTATGTAACGACATTTGCACAAGCAAATCTAGTCCAAATGGAACTGGAATTTTGCAGCTTTCCATGTATGCAGTAAATTCTTTTGCATCTTGGAACTCTCTACGAATTCGAGGAATAAGTTGATTTTTATTGAAGAGTCTTTCAAGTTCGACTTGATGGACGAACCTTGGATCAGTTAGTCCAATTTCGTCGGCCATTGCAACTGCTCCGTTTTAATTGTTGTGACAATTTTGCATGGGATTCCTGATGGATATTTTCCATGCCGTTCTTTTTGGCATTCCATATGCTGATGCAATGAATCTTCATTGTTGAACATTAGCATGGGTTGCATCTTTGCATTACACAACGCATAGTCGATTTTGGTTCTCATTAGAATGTTCCCCAATAGTTGTAATCTTTTCCTAACCATGGTTCCCACACAGTATCGAATGAACAGTTGCTTGGAGCCATGCGGAAGAGAGGAGCGATGTCTTCATGCTTGAAACCAGCCAGGCCACAGCCAATAGCAGTGACCTGGAACTTCAGCTTGCGATGTCCTTTGGCATACGCTAAAAACCCATCGACGTATTGTCTAATGCGATCTATTGGCATTGTGTCGATGTATTCATCCTTGGTGGGAATGGCGAATGATTCTCCGTAGTGACCATAAGATTTACCCCAACGAGCACCGTGTTTTTCATATGCAGTCTTTGCTGCACCAGCACCATGCACACCTGCTTCGTTGGAACCAAAGACAAAAATCATAAAGCACCTCCTTTGACCGCAGTCAAAATTACTCCGAAGATTGCTCCTCCTCCGACATATCCAATGAACATGAGAATCAGATTCCACGGATCTAAAGTCTTTGCCCAGCGAAAAATTAAATAATGAATACAACAAGCAACAAAGGTGAGCGACCATAAGATAAAACCTACGATAATTCCAATTTCCATTACGCTGCTCTCCTATTGTTAGTACAAAGTTCAACGAACTTGCACATCTCTTGTGCGATGAAGTCACCTGGGATTCCTAGGTCGAATACAGGGATTTCGTAATGCTGAGCAATACGAATTGCTTGGCCGGTACCACCTGATCCATTTCCCTTGGGTGTCCAACACACCACCATATCTACTGGATCGTCTCCATCGAGACCAAGTACTTGTGGGCCATTTCGCATGTGTAGGAGCTTGGCTGCATCGCTACAACGATCCCATGCAGGATGAAATTGCTTGCTGAAATCAGCAAGTTCCTGTGTTGCTTTGGGTCGGATATAGTCCGGATGTCCAGTCGGTGCACCATTAAATCCGAACCAGGGAACAAAGATTTCCATCGCGCCATTTCCGAGTGTGCATCCAGTCTCGAATGCCATATCAGCACCATCAGCATGACCTGATCTGAGTAACCATCCTGCTTCTGCTAACTGAATTGCTACCGCAGCCATTTGATGCAGGATGTAATCAGGTGTCTTACGACTTCCGATACCCGCATATTTGAGCGTCTTGGGCATTATCGTTTCCTCATGTGATGTGGTTAGCTCCGAATTTCCAACCATCGTGTGCTTTTTGTATTTTCAAACGAAGTTCACGAATTGTTCGAGCGGAAATGCAAGAGGCCCATAACGGGCCTCTGAATCTTGATTTCCATTTATTTTTATAAACGTGCCACTCTCCAGCAAAGAATACTAAATGAGGTCGTTCTACATGAATCACCTTTGGTTTTTCAATTGGTGGAAAACGCATTTTGTATTGGTATGGTGGCAATTTGCGTTTTCTTTTCATCATCCAAGTTCTCTTAGATACTTAATTATAGCATCTTTAGCTTCTTTTGATGAAGTTCCATGAATGCTTTTGTAGCGTTTGATTGCATCAATCATTCGAGTTTGCTGAGCAAGATCTTTCCATTCATGGTCTCTATTTTTATATTTTTCGTTTTTATATGTCTTATCAACAAATTTTTCAAGAAGTAGTGAAGCAGCCAAACCACCAGAAAATACAGCTATACCAACAAAAAGTATACCTTCAACCAACAAATAAGTGGATGTGGGAAACCAAAGCATATCGAAATAGCTGAAACGATGCTGTGTTAGGAATTTCATTACAGCTCCTTTGGAATCAACACGACAGGAAGAATCTTCATGTCTGCTTTGATTCGATGTGGTGTTGGTGTGATTTTGAGATCTTCACCTCCATCGCTATAACGATAGCATGTTTGTTTTCCTCGTAACCATTGTCCAAGGCAGGCTTTGGCAACAAATTCATTTGCAAAGATACGAGGTTGTTTTTTCTTTGGATCTACTGGTTCAACGTGCGATCCACCACGACCGAATCGACTACTTGGTTGTGGTATGACGTTTCCTGTTGGTACATGGACGATGATCACTGCTTCAGCGATCACCCAGTTGTTTGGTATCTTCATAGAGTAAGTCCAGATTATCTCTGAGGATTGTTCCTACGGGTGGTCTGTACCCCACACGTAGCAACGCGAATTTGTCATTGAGTGGTAGATCCTCCCACTTCAATACTTTGACCATCAGTGAGTTAGAATCCTGGTACAACATCACAGTCTACTTCTGATTTGCATCATAAGTATTCCATTCTGATTGGATCCTTTTTCTCTCTTGAGATCGTATTGCCAGAACAACATGGCGGGATCAGAGATCCAGTCATGACCATCCACGAGATCATTGGGAAGCGTAGCCAACAGCTTTGCTGCCAGCACTGGATAGCTGAACTTCTGACGGTACAACTCTTCCTTGATTAAAATCTCTTCTGCTTCGGGACGTGGTTTCATCTTCTGACCGTATAGCATCACTTCGCGCGCTGTACCGATGTGACAGATACTCACACGCTCGTTGCGATCATTGGTCTTCGATGCGACGAATGCCTGTCCGACATTCAAGAATGACATGCCTTCATAGCTGACAGGACATGCCCAGAAGTCGTTGAGGAATGCGTTGTCATCTGTGAATCGATTGATCATGGTTGCTTCTCCGTGTCGTATGTCAGGAAGGCTTCATCATCACTGATGATTGCACATGCTTTCACATCAGGAAACACTCGCTGACCACAATTGATACAATAACTAGGCCAGCGAGCATTAACGTTACAGAACATATGGCCACAACATGGCATGTTGATCAGTCTGAAGTGCACACGTTCTGTGGTTTTCATTAGATAACCTCCGTGCGGATTCTTTAATCCTTGAGAATTTTGCCATTGAATGTGCATTCCACCGGTTACAAGGATCAATCCCACACCACATATGAAGACTGAGTGCTCATCATTCGTCAGATACAGTTCTGCGATGAGTACGATGATGATTGCAGTGAGAATGAAAAGCACGGGAAACATTTTATATCTCCTTGGTTCAGGTGAAATGATTCACGAGTTTAATAACACCCCAGATCATCACTCCCATAAATGTCAGACTAAGAATGACAGAGAGGATCCACAGGGTCCAACAACCAATAGCAAAAAATTTGTCATGCATTGTAGAACTCCTATTTATGTTGAGGAAGAGGCTTGGATTGCTTCGAGTATGACCTCACGGATCACCTGACCATGACAAGGTTTGGGAGCGCAATAGCATCGCAGGTTGAGCCGACCAGTAGACATAGCGATCTCAGCTAGCCTATCCAGTTCGTCGATCACCTCCTGATTTCCAGAGCGAATCTGGGCCATCAACCACGCTCTGTACGACTCAATGGCTTCCTGCACCGTGGCTACCACATGGGTAGCCTTGGTGCCTGTCATGTGGCTGTAGGGATTACCTAGCGGTGATCCTCGACCTACATATTCGGTCCCTGCAAAGTCTTGCTTTGAAAGATGGTAGTGGTTCACTACATTGATCATGATGTCCATGAGATCTCCCCTCAGTGGACTGTCTCGGCCTGATGTGCATTGAGCCAATCACGGCCTTTGTCCATTAATCGATAGATTACAATCGTACGATTACGTTTGTCATCCCAAATGAGATGACTCGTGATGAGTCGCTGTTGGAGTGGATATGAAATGTCCATCGAATTTAATACAGCCTGCGCGTTGGCTCTCACAGTATTAAGAACTGTGTGGATGTGGGCCTTTGAAGCGACAGGATTGATGACTTTGTTCATCGAATTTTCCTCTGGATGAGTTTTAAGTCGCTTTCGCTGAAAACGACCAAAAAGTTGGAGATAGGTTTTAGAAAGTTGCCTATCCGAGTTGAATTGAAGTTGGACCCCCAAGTTACCTTGAGGGTCCAGTTGATCAAATTTGATTGATAACCGCAGCGGCCTTGGTTCGTGCCGTTGCACGCTTGCGTTCAGCAATGTAATGACGCTCCAAGTTTTCCTTGGAATTGAAATCTTTGGCATTTGCTTGCATCTGACTCTGCCAAGTCTTACGACGTTTCTTACGCTTGGGCTGGTTTGTTGGCGAAGAACCACGATCCGCAAGATTCTTCATCATTTCCTTGCGCTCACGCACTGCCGTTTGATATTCCTCGGTATGCGGCTGAAGCGGACTGTAATCGCTAGTAGTACGCGCGATGTTGAACATGAATATCTCCGGTAGAGTTTTGGAAAATGGAAAAGCCCCAGAGGAATCTGGGGCTTTTC